TTGGCGCTGACGAAGAGATGCGAAAAATTAGCTGTCACCGCTCGAAGGGCGCGGTTCCGCAAAACGGGCACTTCTTGAAGCCGCGAAATGTCGCTCGCGGAGAGCCGTCCGGTTCGAGTGCGCTTCCGCAGTTTGGGCAGTGGCATCCACCCGTTTGTGCCACGGGTTCGTGTTTTCGTAAAGCGCTAGCTGTTTCTGAGCCCAATTTTGGAAGAGCACCCTCTTCTACCTCAGACTCTTCAGAATTTGTGACCACACCGTACTTCTCGCCCATGGCCGACCGTAACACAAGTTTCACGGCGTGAAAGTGCGTCAGTACTTTTTTCCCCGGCACGCGTCCCAGAAGGAGCACCAGTCCTTCGAGCACATCCAGTGATCGATGGCGGTCTTGGGGAAGATACCGGTCCGAATGAGATGGGCCACCTCGACGATGTCCTCTGTGAGAACGCGCATCTGCCCTACGCTGCGTGTGTCGGTCTTGCGCTGGAAGTCGTACCCGCTGGCGCGCGCCACGACGTTGTCGATCTGCACGTACTGCGTCCCGTGGGCCAGAGCATATAGTGTCAGCTGCGTGCTCAGGCGGATGTCCCTGTCCGACCACGCGCTCTTCGAGGTCTTGAGATCCACGACTACTTGCGCAGGATCGCCCGGGGCTTGGTGGATAACGTCCATGTAGCCCAATACGGGGACGTCTCCGACCCACGTAGTAAACAACTGCTCGACGGCGATCGGATGGATGCCGCTGAGCCCCTTCTGGTGATAGACGGTGTACGCTTGACGAGCAGCGGACTTAGTGGCGTCCGGGGTACTGTCGCCCCAATCCACTTCGATATCCCCATGCTGTAGCTCATGCTGAATCACATCATGGGCCTCCTGTAGTGAGGCTGTCTCTCCGAGCATCCGCTTACGCAGCACATGTTCGACGGCTGAGTGAAACAACACGCCGCGTAGCATCGCGGGCTTGGACGGGGATGCCTGCTTAAGTACGTACTTGAACTCATACGCCTTCGGGCAGTTCTTGTAGAGGCTGTACTGCGAATGCGAAAAAGTCCGGGAAGGCAACTTGTCGTCACCAAAGCCCTCCGGCAGCACAGGTAACGCTCTCTTGGCCATCTCTACTCGCGCCCTCGGCTATGGATGATCGGCTCCAGCGCCGCCTTCTCACCTGAAAGGCCTTTGAGCAACCCTTCGCTCTCGGCCAAAAGCGCGCCCATCTCGTCCTCCGTGGGCTCAGGCTCAGCGGGGACAAGCTCAGTGGGGACATCGAGCTTGGGCCCGCGAGAGGCTTTGGGCCGAGGGGGCGCCGTGGGGAGATCGAACCTCTCCACATGGACGGTCGCGCCGGCCAGGGCTCCTTGCTCATCCACGTCCAAGGTGATGTCGTCAATCGACTGGGTCACAATCCCCTTCCGTTCCAGAAACTCGTGGACCGCCAACCGGAGGTCCTCCGGCGTCAAGGTCAATGTCAACTTCATCGATGAACCTCGCTCCTAGATACTCCGCCTTGGCTTGGGGCCTGTCGACGGTAGCTGCGTACTTGCAGCCAGTCCTAAATGGTTTGATCTCCGAGCGCGCGCACTGTTCCTGCAGGTCGCACCCGGCACACGATACGCGCTCCAACATCGTGTACGCAACCTGATCTTTAAACGTCAGCACCTTCGCCAAAAAGCGGTCCAGCGAGCCCTCCTTTCTCGAAAGCAGACGATACACCGTCATGTCGCGCTTCTGGCCTGGTCGATTGTTTCGCTCCAAGGACTGCTTGTAGTCCTTCAGGTCCCACGTGAGGGAGTAGTAGATCATGTAATTCGCAGCGGTGAGCGTCACGCCGACGCCCGACCGAATCTGTCCAAGGTACACACGACAAGCGTCCTCGGTTTGGAAACGCTTGCTGAACGGCCCAATTTTCGAGGTGGTCTTGCCGTCAATGCGGACGTACCCGACGCCGAGCTCCTTCACGACGGCTTCCATGTCGTTTAGCTCTTCTAGGTAGGTGCCCCACGCGATCACCTTGTTAGTAGGGTCTGAGTCAAGCACCTGCTGCAAGATACTCTTAAACGCCGAGGGTTTTTGGGAAGCCACTCGATTCAGCGTGCTCTTCGGACGGATTTTCACAATCTGGCAGCTTGGTGTGTATGGTCGAATGTTTTCGCCAACGCACCCCATGAGGTGCTCACAACCATCGCACACCGCAGGATCCGCGCCCTCGATCATGAAACCAGAGAGGATCTGCAAAAGCTTGTTCACGAGCGCCGCACCATGTACTACAGCCACGCCCTTGCCCGCCAACGCTTTCTCGTAAAGTTCTCGATCACGCAAGCGGGCAATACACGCGTCGTAGGCGTCGAGCTGGGCTGACGTCAGGTCATAGCCGATATCCACAAACGTCACCGGCGGTAGATCCAGGCAGTCACGCTTTTTCATACGACTCGCGATAGCGTCCACGCGCGAATTCAGGTCGTCCAAATGCCGGTACGTGAAGATTTGCCCCTTCTGGTACTTGGACTTTACGAAGTACGTTTGCTGAAATTTTTCCCAGGTCATGTCCAAAAGCTGGGACGACAAGAACCGAAACTGCGGGTAGAGCTTGCCTGGGTGGTCGGCGGCGGTACCTGAAAGCAGCATCCTACGAGGTGCTCGGGCCGACAACGCCAACACGGCCTGAGTCTGACCTGAATCCATAGATCCAATTGAGTGGGACTCGTCTCCAACAATCTGTTGGTAATCGAGGGACAAGAACCGGTTGGAAGCACCCCCCGCTGCCTCCAGTCGCGCCCGGGCGTACGACGCTACCACCACATCAGCGTGGAGGGCGTCCTGCCAACTTCCGTCACTACCGTCAACAGCTACCGCCTTCATGGCTCCCTGAGAGCAACGGGCGACCTCGTCTACCCACGTGGGGATCACGATGGGCGGAGCCAAGACGAGCATCCGACGAAGCTCCGGGTTTTCACGGCGTGAAAAACGAAACCCGTCGATGATCGTGCGTGTCTTGCCAGTGCCCATCTCCCAGAGGAAGAAGGCGCGCCACCACAACGCCGACATGGCGATCCCCATGCGCTGGTGAGCATAAGGGGCAAAGTTAGGAGGGAAGTCGATGGGAAGGTCGAGCGGCGTCTTTCCCTCATAAAAGGCGTTCTTGGCGATCATCCAACGCTGATGCGCCACGCTTAGGGCGGATCGCAGCGCAGCAGTGGAGATATCCCATTCCAGGTACGGGGCCACGATCTGAAGGTCGCGAACAGCCGCGCGCCCAAACGGGTAGTACGCCGGAAACCACCATTGGTCCCGGATCATGATGGCGCCTGTGACCTTGCGCCAAGGATCGGGAGAAGGTCCGGCTGGCTTCAATCGAAAGCCAGGGGTATGATTTATTGAATCTCCGAAGATTTTCACAGTAGGATCCTCCTATGACGATGTCTCTCGACGCCGCTTCCCCCGACATGCCGCAGCTCGGCGGGTTGTCGCATCCTAACCCAGCCTTCGACTATTTGACCTCCTTTGTGCCGAGAAAGCTGAAGGACCTGTTCAAATGGTCCGAGTTCTTGGCGTACAACTCGGCGCATATCTACGCGCTGGTGCGTAAGTTCGGGGAGCTGCCGATCACGTCCTTCGTCTTCGACACGCCATCTCCGAACGAGAAGGCGCGCCACAAGAAGCTGTGCGAACAGGACATTCGGCTTAAGGGCTTTTGCACCGAGGCGTCGTTCGACAAGCACATCTACGGCAACAGCTTCACGTCGGTCATGGAGCCATTCAAGCGATGGCTCAAGTGCCGGTCTTGCCAGACGAAAGAGGACGTCAAGCAGGCGCAATGGACGTTCAACTTGGATCGCCTGGAATTCAAACTGCAGTGCCGGGCATGCAAGTCGCATGCGGTCGCAGATCACCTCGACGAAAAACTGCCTGACCCGACCAAGATCAAGTTGACGCGCTGGGACCCAAAGTTGATGGACATCAACCACAACCCGGTCACCGGCGAGTGCGAGTACTACTACGAGATCCCGAAGTCGCTGAGCGAACAAGTACGCAGTGGAAATCGGCTCTTGATCTCAACGCTCCCCTGGTCGTTCATGCGGACGATCAAAGAGCGCAAGACCTTCAAGTTCGGGCAGGATCAGATCTACCACATGCGGGTTCCGGGCCCAGCCGGCACCGATGCCCAGTGGGGATTCCCTCCGCTCACGAGCGCGCTCAAGCTCTTTCTTTTCGCCGCGATTCTGCGGCGGGCGAACGAGGCCATCGCGCTGGAATACATCACGCCGTTTCGCGTGGTGCACCCACTGGCCAATGGGTCGAACGCCGACCCATTCGCGGGTATGGACCTGGGTGAGTGGCGCGCGCAAGTGACGGCGGAATACAAGCAGTGGCGGAGAGACCCGCTGCGCATGCAGATCTCACCGGTGCCAATCGGCGTGCAAAACATCGGCGGAGATGGGCGAGCGCTCCTGACGCTAGGGGAGCTTCAGGAAGCGGAAAAGAACATCGCGCTGGCCATGGGGGTGCCGCTGGAGTTCTTGACGGGCGGGCTCGGCCAAACGCGCGGTGAAATCACGCTGCGCATGATTGAGAACCAGCTGCAGACCCATATCGAGGACCTCAACGGACTCGTGCAGTGGATCGAGAAGAAGTGCACGACCTTCCTCGGCTGGAAGAGCGTGCCGACGCGCCTCGCTGACTTCAAGCTGATCGACGACGCTGAGAACAAGCAGATTTATCTGCAGCTCTGGCAAAGTGGCAAAATCTCGGATACCCGTATCGGTGAAGTTCTCGGGATCGACTGGATCCACGAACGAAAGCAGGTCAACGAGGACCGCATTGCGCAGATCAAGGCGGATCTCGCGTTCGCCGCTGAGCAGACGAAGCTTCAGAACTCCCTGTCGCAACAGGCTCAGAATCAAGCTCAGTTGAACCGTGGCGGCGCCAAATACAACACGGACGAGGTGATGGCGGAGGCCCGCCAGATCGCGGAAGAGATGAAGCAGTACGACGAGGGCACCATTCGCTCGCGACTGGATGCCTTGAAGGGCGAAGACGGTGTCATGTACGCTTGCGTCCGCATGCAGCTGGACCAGCTGAGCCTTAACGAACAACAGGCCGCGAAGGCCGAGCAGCGAGGACAGTAACCCAAATGAGCGACAAGGACTTCACCGATTTTCTGAACGATGCCCAAGGCGTAACCGGAGCCCCCGGGTACGACAACCCCTTCGCGGGTATGTCACCGCTCACCAAAAAGAGCGCGAAGCCTCAGGCCTGTGCGTTCAAGGCCGAGGTCTACACGATTCATCGTCCCCGTGAGTCGTGCCGCGCCTGCTACAAGCAGAGCCAAGAACAAGAGGACGCAGACGACGCCGAAGACGCAGGTGGGGGTGAGCCGGTGGCGCCAGGCCCGTGTCCGCACAATGAACGCGCTGCGTACATCAAGCAGGTCAATGACATCCACGATAACGGCGACAAGCTGCTATCACGGAGAATCGACACGCTGAAGAGCGGTGCGATCCAAGTCCTGGTGGAGTGGATCGAATTCAAAAAGAAGGAAGGGGTTTAGCCCTTCCTTCTTCCGTGTGCTCACAGGGGGTACTATCGGTCCAACTTCGTGCTCTACTAGACCAGCGTTTTTCCGGTCAAGATAAAGATCACGAACTTGAACACAGATCGGATGACCACGAGAAAACACACTCCTGGGGCGCCTTAACAAAGGACAGCACCGAGTACTTGTACCTGGAATTGTGTTAGGATTTCGGCATGACGTCTTCGATCATGCCCGTCCTTGTGGACGCGGGGGCTCTCCGAGAAAAGATCTACGACAAGGCCACCAAAGCTTTGGGGGAGGCGTTCAAGCTCGACCTCAAGGGCCGTACGCTGGGGGTCGAAGACATCACGATTTCACGGCGTGAATTTTCCCCAGAGGAGCAAAAGCGCGCGCTGCTCAGGGGTGACTCCCTTCGAGTTCCGGCGAAAGGAACGCTCGTCCTTCGCGACGGCGAGGGCAAGGTTATCAACAAGGCTGAGGGGTTCACCCTCGTGCATCTGCCGTACTTGACCGAGCGGCACACCGTGATCGCTGACGGTAACGAGTACCAGTTCGCTAACCAACTTCGGCGGAAGCCCGGCGTCTACACGCAGCGTGGTGAAAACGGTGAGATCAAGACCGTGTTCAACCTCGGGCGCGGAGCAAACTTCGATCTCGGGTTCAACGCCGAAAAAGGTACGTTCGCGGTTCAGTACGGCACCAGTAACGTGCCGCTGTACGCGATGCTTCGCGGCCTTGGCGTTCCCCACGTCGAGATCGCGAGCGCGTTGGGGCATAGCTTGGCCAGCGCGAACGCGGCAGCGCAGGGGCACCAGGTCGAAACGGCAATCAACAAGCTGTATGAAAAGCTGGTGCCGGTTACGATGCGCGTTCCCGGGGCCAACACGGAAGCCAAGGCCGAAGCGATTCGGAAGCGCTACGCCGTCACGACCTTGGACCCCGAGGTCACAACCCACACGCTGGGCTACGCCCACTCCACTGTGACGCCTCACGCGCTGCTGGATGCGGCGAAGAAGCTTGTCGCGGTCCACAAGGGGAACGTGGACGTAGACGATACGGACTCCCTTTCGTTCAAGACGTTCCACGCCGTGGATGACTTCTTGGCAGAACGTATTCGCTTGGGCGCCCGGGAATGGGCGCCAAAAGCGAAGCGAGCATTGAATGGGAAATCTGACATTCGGGCAGCATTGCACCCGGCACCGTTGACGCCCACCATCAACAAGTTCGTCACGACCTCATCGCTGACGGCGGTCCCGAGCGGCATCAATCCGATGGAGCTGATCGATCACGCGGTGAAGGTCACTGCGCTCGGAGAAGGCGGTATCCCGTCGGACCGCGCAATCCCCTTCGCCGCACGCATGACGCACTCAACTCATTTCGGAGCAATCGATCCGGTGAGGACCCCCGAGTGCCACTCGGCCGACACGGAGGTGTTGACCTCTACAGGCTGGAAGCTCTGGCCTGACGTTACAGAAACCGATCTGCTAGCGTGCCGAGTCGAGGGGCGCCTGGCATTCTGCCGACCAGAACGCCTGATTCGAGCGCCCTACAAGGGGCTCATGTACGGGCTCGCCACCGAAAAACTCAACTACCTCGTGACGCCAAACCACCGAATTTGGTGCAACACTGTGGATGCGATCTACGACCAGACAGACAAAAATAAAGGCTGGAGGTTCGCTGAGGCCAGTGCCGTTCACGGGAAACCTCGGGTGTTCGATACCGGGCATGACGCTATGGAGGGCACTCCCGCCGATACTTTCACCTTGCCCGAAGTAACAGGATCCAACAACGTTAAGAACGTGGGCCGGTATAGCCCGTACTTTACGGAAGAGTACGATGGGATGGTGTATTGCGCCACCGTTCCCGGCGGCCTTATGTACGTGCGGCGTCACGGGGCTGTCGGTCACTGGTCGGGCAACTCGGGGCATGCCGGTGTCGACGTGCGCGCGACGCTGCTCGCACACAGGGACGACAGGGGAAACCTGTACACGGTGGTTCACGACGTGAAAACCGGACAGGAGACCTACCTGCGCGCCGGTGACCTGCACAAGTACGTCGTGGCGTTCCCTCACGAGAAGCGCACAGGCAAGGTGATGGCCTTCGTCAACGGCGAGGTGCAAAATGTGGACGCCAGCAAGGTGACCCACCAGATGCTGCACGTGTCACACCAGTACTCGCCTGCGACGGCGCTGGTGCCTATGATCCACAATATCCAGGGCAACCGCGCCATCATGGGCTCAAAGATGGGAACGCAGGCGCTGCCTCTCGTGGCGCGTGAAGCGCCATACGTACAAGTGCGCAGTCACGTTGGCCCCGACGTGTCATTCGAGACTGTCTTTGGCCACATGGTCGTACCGGTCTCTCCTGTCAAAGGTACAATCGAGAAGATCAAAGACGGCTTCATTTACGTACGCCCTCACGGGATGAAGCCTGGCGAGAAGACTTCGGCGTTCGAGGACTACGTCGCCGCGTCAATCGACCCAGACTCGGCCGACTTCGAAAAGGTCGCGGCGAGTGACGCTGGGCTGGTGAAGGTCCCCTACCAGCAACACTTTCCGTTTCCGTCGAAGACGTACCTGCACCACACGCTCGATGTGAAGCCCGGCGACAAGGTCGAAGAGGGACAACGCCTCGGGGACTCCAATTACACCCGCAACGGCACGCTCGCCCTGGGTAAAAACCTGAGCGTGGCCTACATGCCCTACTACGGACTCAACTCGAACGATGCCGTGGTGATCAGCGAAGGCGCTGCGAAGAAGCTGACAAGCGAGCACATGTACAGGGAGGTTTTCCCCCTGCACTCCAAGCTGACCCTCTCGAAGGCGAAGCACGCAGCTTACTACGGGTCCAAGGTCACCCCGAGCCAGTACGCCAAGCTCGACGAAACTGGTGTGATCAAAGTCGGCAGCAAGGTCGACCCGAAAGACCCGCTCGTGCTGGGGCTGGTCAAGACGGAAATCCAGGGCGCAGACCTCATGTTGGGTAAGATCTCAAAGGCTCTCGTGAAGCCCTTCAAAGAGGTGTCCCTGCTCTGGGAGCATGGCAGCCCCGGCAAGGTGATCGACGTCGTGCGTACGGGCACCCAGATCGCGATCTTGGTGAAGACGCTCGAAAGCATGAACGTCGGCGACAAGCTTTGCTATGACGAAATGACCGAGGTGCTGACTGACTCTGGATGGAAGCGCTTTTACGCCGTAAAAATGGATGATGCCATCGCAACATTGAAGGAGGGTAAGGTCGAATTTGAGAAACCCCTCGCTTATCACGCATATGCGACTGGGGGACGCATGTGTTCAGTCCAAACCCCTGAGGTGGATCTGGCTGTGACGGCACATCACAATATGTGGGCTTGCCGCCAAGACTCCGCATCTGAATGGCAACTCATTGAGGCTCAAGCTCTGGCGGCGTCTGCCTGCGCATGGTTCTTTAACACCGGGTTCGAGGAAGTTCGTACGGCCTCCGTGACCCCTAAAGACATGGTGCTCACAGAAAACTACGCCGGCCCAGTCTACTGCCTGACAGTTCCGTCTGGCATCATGTATGTGCGTCGCGAAGGCAAGGCTGTTTGGTCAGGCAACAGCGGGCGCTACGGAAACAAAGGCGTCGTGTCGAAAATCATCCCGGACCACGAGATGGTGCAAGACGAAGCCGGCCGTCCGATCGACGTGCTCTTGACCAGCGCCGGTGTCATCAGCCGCACCAACCCGGCACAGGTGATCGAGACCGCCGTCGGGAAGGTCGTCGAGAAGACCGGAAAGCCGATCATCTACGACAATGGCGCCCATCAGAATGCGGAGCAGTGGGCCCACGCCCTCCTCAAGCAGCATGGAATCAAAGACAAAGAGACGCTCTTCGACCCGGTCACAAAGCGTGAAATTCGTGGCGGTGACGGCAAGGGCGTCATGGTCGGTCGGCAGTACATCTACAAGCTGTTCAAGTCGACGGATACCAACTTCTCAGGGCACGGCGTCGGCCCCTACGATGGCAATGAGCAGCCGCTCAAGACCGGCGGCGACGAAAGCGCCAAGGGTATCGGCAAGATGGAGCTCGATGCCCTGATCGCGCACAACGCCCGGAACATTCTCCGAGAAAACGCCGCCATCAAGAGCCAGAAGAACGACGAGTTCTGGAAGGCCATCCAGCTGGGCACGCCGCTGCCTACGCCAAAGCCCACGTTCGCGTTCAACAAGTTCACCGCAATGCTCGAAGGCGCGGGCATCAAAGTCGACAAGCGTGACTCGAAGATCAAGCTGCTCCCGATGACGGATCGCGACATCCTCGCCCGGAGTCGTGGCGCCATTGAGAACAAGAAAACCCTGATCGCCAAGAACCTGAAGGCCGAAAAGGGTGGCCTGTTTGACATGCAGAAGACAGGCGGCCCCCAAGGCACCCTGTACTCTCACATCGAGCTCCACGAGCCCGTCCCCAACCCGGTGTTCGTAGAGCCGATTCGGCGGCTGCTTGGACTGACCGAAAAGCAGTTCACCGAGAAGCTGGAACAGCACGGAGGCTCATGGTTTCGCGATCAGCTCGCAGGCACGGTAAACGTGGACGCCAAGCTGGGCGTCCTCGAAGGCCAGCTGAAGACGAGCAAAGGTGCCGACCTGGATAACGTAGTGAAGCAGATCAAGTACCTTCGGGCGCTCAAGGATGAAAAGCTGAAGCCACAGGACGCTTACATCCTGACGAAGGTGCCCGTCATTCCCCCGGTATTTCGCCCGGTGCTCCCGGACATCCACAACCCCTCTGAAGTCTCTATTGGAGATGCTAACAAGCTGTACGGGCATCTGATGGACGCCAATCACGTCCTCAAGACCACTGCGATGCCCAGCGATCTGCCGAAGCATCGTGGGATGGTGTTCAACGCCGTCGGCGCTGTCTTTGGCACCCACACCGCAATGGACGAGAAGCTTCAAAAACAAGAGGTGAAGGGCTACCTCCAGAACATCGCGGGCGTGGGTACGCCCAAGGGAGGGTTCTTTCAGCGGAAGCTGATGCGCCGCACACAGGACGTCTCTGGGCGAGGAACTGCGGTCCCCGACCCAAACCTCGGAATGGATGAAGTGGGAATCCCGGAGCAAATGCTCTGGCAGATGTTCGACAAACTGGTCGTGGCTCGACTGGTGCGGCAAGGCTACGGTGCGCTGGCCGCACGTGAGATGGTCGACAAAAAGGCCCCGGTGGCGCGCGAAGCGCTGCTCGCCGAGAGCAAATCGCGCCCCGTCATCATCAACCGTGCGCCAACGCTGCACCGGTGGTCGATCATCGCCGCGTACCCGAAGCTCGTGACGGGTAAGACCATCCGCGTGAGCCCGTTCATCGAGAAGGGCATGAACTTGGACTTCGACGGCGACACGCTACAGGTGCACGCGCCCGTGCAGCTGGGCGCTATCGAAGACGCCAAGAAAATGACGCTGAGCCATCTCTTGATGAGTGATCAGCAGCACAACAAGATCCTCGCGTTCCCCCAGCATGAAGCCATCATCGGCGTCACGCTGGCCACCAACGCGGCCCCAAGCGGCGGGCCCGTGCACAAATTCAACACGGTCGAGGAAGCAAAGGCCGCCTGGCGCTCGGGCAAGCTCAAGTTGAGCGACACCGTTGAGATCGCCACGATCAAAAAAGCGGAGTTGGACGATATGCCGGGCCCGGACTCCGAGAATTTGCCTGGGCTCACGACTGACGAAGCGCTATCCTACTACCCAGTGGAGAGTGTCCTCGGCAATGACGAAGAACCTGAGCTCGATTCTTGACGACGTCGACCGTCTTCACGTCGTGAAAACGGCGGAAGAGGGGCCGAAGACCAAGCTGGTGTGCCTGCAGAGCTTGGTGCCCGCCAAGTACACGCTCATCGCGGCGTACATTCACTATGGCGATCAGCTACAATCATTTTCGCGAGACGGATTGTTCAAGCATCTGAACGAGCATCTCGATGAAGAACGCGAGCAGTTGTACCAAATCCACAAAAAGATCGTGGCGCTCGGCAGCGGCACGAAGCCAAGCCTCGATAAAGTCGATTGGCGAAGCGTGACCCTGAGCGATACAAGAGCGGTGCTGACGCATCTGCAAAAACTAGAAGACGCGTCAGTGGCGCTTTGGAACTCGCTCTTCCGCTGCACCAGCGACGACGTAGCGCTCAACGGTCTCGCCCAAAACTACGCGACCGAGTGCCAGGGCCATTCAGACGACCTCGCTCGCTATCTTCGGAGTACGCCATGACGATCAGCCACGAGACTGGACTCAAGAAAAAGCAACGAGGCTGGTACATCGACCCGGCGCCGGGCCTCAAAGACCTGCGCGGTAAGTTCGAGGACGCTGAACGCTCAGCAGGCAACACAAAGCTTGCGGCCCATGAGCGGGCGGTGCTCGACGTGCTGGGAAAGTTTGCGCTCTTCCAAGACTCACCGGACCCAATCAAGTCGTTCGTCGAGGTGCTTCAGACCCGCAATTTCGGCTACGGCGCCGACCCCGGCGGCCCGCCTCAAAAAGGTCGTGACCTGAAGTTTGGCCCCGACGCCCCGATGAATTCCGGCTTCGGGGACCAGCTCGGGAACAATTACGATCAGTTCGGGGGTGTCTAATGGCCCATACCACCACGGTGGGACTTCTGTTGGTCAACGACATCCTGCCCGACAGTCACAAGGTAACCGGCCCGATCACCAACAAGGGACTCCACGACCATCTCGTCGGAATGGCGAAGACCAACCCGCAGCTGTACGTGAAGACCATCACGGACCTCAAGAGGCGTGGCGATGAGATCGCAACGCTTGAGGGCGTATCCGTGGGGCTCAGCGACATTCAACCGGACTACAAGATGCGCGACACAATCTTGACCCCGGCGCTCAAGCAATTGGACAAGAACCTGTCCAAGGCCGAGCGGGAGAAGCTGGTCATCGAGACGCAAGCGAAGCTGACCGACTATACCAAGAAGCACCCTGGCTCGATGACGCACATGGCGCTATCTGGGGCGCGCGGCAACATCGGTCAGCTCATGAAGATCGTGGGGACCCCACTCGTCACCACGAACCCGAAGAAAGGTATCGACACGGTCGCGATCAGGCGGTCCTACGCCGAGGGCCTGTCGCCAGCTGAGTATTGGGTGTCGATGCCTGAGGTGCGTGCAAATGAGGTGCAAGCCCGCATCTCGGTCTCCGAACCTGGAGAGATGGCGAAGGTCTTGGTCGCGAACATGATCGGAACGGTCGTGTCTTCCAACGACTGCGGGACCACCAGCGGTGTCCGCCTGAAGCTGAGCGACAGCCATCTGCTAGACCGTTACAGCCAGGCTGACCAGGGCCTGGCCCGAAACACCCTTATTACGCCCCGTGTGATTCAGGAGCTGAAGTCCAAGAACGTGGACTCGCTCTTGGTGCGCTCGCCCATGACGTGTTCATCGGCCCAGGGCGTCTGCCAGCACTGCCAGGGCCTCAATGAAAAGGGGCAGCTGCACGACGTAGGGACAACCGTGGGCGTGCGTGCCGCCCAGGCGCTGGCGGAGCCCCTCACTCAAATGGCGCTCTCCGCGCGCCACGGCGTGCTAACAGTGAAGGCCACCAAACCCGAGCCAGTGGGGCTCAAGGGCGTGCGTCAGTACCTGGAGATCCCGAAGATCTTCAAGCATGAAGCCGTCCTCGCGCCGAAAGCAGGCGTCGTCACACACATCGAAAAGGCTCCGCAGGGCGGCCACTACATCACGGTCGGCAAAGACCGCCTCTACGCCAGACCCGACATTGACGTAACGACGGCCGTCGGTAAGCACGTTGAAGAGGGCGACACCCTCACTACGGGCGTTCCGCATCCTGCCAAACTTGTGAATGCGAAAGGCATCGGCGCCGGAAGGGCCTACTTCGTGGATGCGATGCATCGCGTCTACGCTAACGAGGGCCTGAACCTCGACAAACGGCACCTGGAGCTGCTCGCCAAGAGCGAGATGAACCATGTGCGGTTTCTGGACGCAGACCCCCACCACCCCGAGTTTCTCAAGGGGGATACGGTGAACTACAACGCATTCAGAGACGCGTACCTGAAGGACGCTCAGGAAGTACCCGTACACGAGGCCGTCGGTTTGAGGCTTGGACGAGAAGTGCAACACCACACGGTGGGCACGCTAGTGACCAAGAGTCTGGCCGACAGCCTGGAGCGCGTCGGGGTCAAGCGCGTATCCGTGCATCGGGGAATTCCGAACGTGGAGTTCGTGATGAAGCCGTTCGCGATGAACCCTCTCCTCTCCCCCGATTGGATGGCGCGCCTCTCGCACAGGTACCTGAAGGGGTCCATCCAACAAGCCGTGCATTTCGGCGAAACCAGTGATATTCACGGAACTCACCCAGTGCCAGCTTATGCTTTTGGCGCTGAACTGAGAAACGGTCCTGGAGGCACTTTCTGATGAACGAGCGCCAAATCAAAGAAGCAGCAGAGCGTGAGACGCTGGTGGCGTTCGGCTTGGAGAAGAGCGCGTTCCTCGGCCCCTTGCTGGAGCTGAATAATTATGGGGGACCGTCGGTCGTTGGCTACGCCATCGGCGGCAACTTCGGCTTCAAGGATGCACCAAAAAGTGAGCTTGCGGCCACCGCCAACAAGCCCTACAGCGTCATTCACGGGTTGATGGTGCCCGGCTACACGGGCTACCATTTTGGCAGGCGCCAGACCGCGCAGCGCCTCCTCAACAGACTGAGGAACCACGAGGCCGAATGACCCCCTTTCACGCCGTGAAAACAGCCGCCGTAGACGACGTCGCGAGGCATTTTGGCTTCAAAGACGGCGGCGCCTTGTTGCGGCGCGCCTTCAGCTCCAGTAATCCTGAGCGAAGGGCAGCAGGATGGCGCGGAACCCTGGGGCTTGGCGGCCGAATGATCGGTGAGTTCGCGCGGCAGCAGGTGCTGGGGGACCCCTACACCGCCTACCGGCAGATCAGAAGCCTACGTCACCAAACGGGAAACATGCCTCGTGCTTTGGGCGAGTACATGCGCGGCTACCACTGGCGCTACGGCGACGGGATCGGACGAGGAATCACAAACGCCCTTAACATGTACGGACTAGGGCGCAACGTCACGGACGCGATCCTGACCAAAGACCCGGAGCAACGAAAAGGCGACTTGGCCGCAGTCGGCGCGCAGATGGTTACGATGCCCTTTACGTCACGTATGGGGTTGCTCGGCAGCGCGGCACAGGCGGGCATCAACAAAGGCGTCCGCGCGCTGGTGCAAAAACAACCACAGGGTACAATCCCTAACATTCAGACGATGCCCCCGACTTATTCGGGGGAATAAACCGATTCTGCACTACAATCCCCCGAGGAGACGACGACACATGTCCCATCTGATGAAGCACGCCATGGTCCAGGGCATCAGCGCCCGTCTCGCCGACAGTGGCGTGATCACGTGGCCCAGCGAAAAGGTCGCGTTCGATGTTTGCGCCAAGGTCGCAAGCATGCTCGAAGGCCCCGAGATGCTGACCTCCAGGCTCGACAAGCAGAGCTGCCTGGAGATCGCGAACATGCTCAAGGCCGCGTCGGAGGAGCTCGCCGCGAACGGGCATCGCCCCAGCGCGGCTGACCTGCGCCTCTCCAAGCAAGCGGCGGCACTCGATCTCAGCGAGCGCGCCGCGCTCATCGCCGAGGCGTGCATGTCGAAGGCGGCCGAGGACGCGTCGCTCAACAACTCCGGGACCAACAGCCCCGAAGAAGCGGCGAGGAACGACCAGGTCGCCAAGCTCGATCAGCAGAACCGCCCCACGACGAAGTACAACCTCGGGTTCGGCCGCACGAACCTGCCGGAGGCCGGCGTCGTCGGTCGGCAGCAGTGGGTGCACGGCTCGACGGTTTCGAACAGCCTCTCGTCGCTCGACAAGCAGGCGGAGGCGGGCGCAGACCCGAGCCGGATTCAGCAGCTGTTGGAGGCGCTCAAGGGCGTCCCGGCGCAAGCTCGGATGATGGGCGCTGACATGGCGGAGCGCATCCCCCGTATCCCCGCAGACCTGCGCAACGCGGGGCGTGGCGTGGTCCAGGGCATTCGAAGCATGCCCCAAGAAGCCCGCGACCTCGGGGCCATGGCGCAGGGGCTGCACGCCGATGGCGGCATCGACCGCGAGGCGATGCAGATGCTTCTCCGTAAAGGGGCCCCGCTCGCGGGCAAGGCGGCGCTCGGTCTCGGCGCAGGCACCGGTCTCGGCTATGGCGCCTATCGCGCGATGGGTGGCGGCGACGACGAGAAGCAAGCATCAGAGGACATGAGCGCGGCTGACTTGGGCATGGACCCGGCGCAGCGAGGCTCGATGTTCTTGCACGCGCTCCACAACCGCGTCCCCGATCTCCCGCCGAGCGAAGCGAACCTGCGTGCCGCTGCGGGCCTGGGCGCGGCCGGTGATCAGGGACTCGAAGTGATGGCCGCCGTGATCGAGAACGTGAAGACCGCAGCGGACGCCGACGCGGCCATTCAGCAGATCCTCCACCACCAGGGCGAAGCAGGCGAGCTCGCGTCACCCGAGCTGGTCGAAGCGCTGCAGCGCCTGCTCGCCGAAGAGGACGGCGGCGATGGCGGGGAGCAAGGTGGCATGGACCCGATGCTCATGCAGGGCGTCGGCAAGCAAGCGGCGGCTCTTCCGGCGAAGGCGCTTCCGGTCACCGGAAAGGTGCCGGAGTTCCTCTCGAAGCACAAGAAGGGCATCGGGGCCGCCGTCGCGGGAGTCAGCGCCCTCGCGGCTGCGGGCATGGGCGCCAAGGCCCTGCACGACAAGAAGAAGGAGAAGTCGGCGGAGCTCCTCGCGTTGCTCAAGAACGCCGCCAACGGCTCGCTGACGGACGTGGGCCCGAACACCCCCGGGGCCGCTGCCAAGGTCGACCAGACCGCCAAGCTCGACCTCGAAAACCGGTCCGAGGATGAGCACAACGTCGGCCAGGGCAAGACCAAGATGACTTCGCCCGGCCAGGGCTACGCGCAGAAGCAAGCCCCCAAGGCCGAAGAGGCCACGGTCTCCAACAGCCTGAGCGCGAAGTCAGCGGCCGACAGGGCCTACGAAGAGGCGTTCCGCAAGATCGCCGAAGAGCACGCGCCGAACCTCCCCGCCGCGATGTCACGCGAGCAGAAGGTGGCCACCCTGCAGCATCTGCTGGGCATGCCTCCGGGCGAGCGCGAAGGCTACGTGATGTCGCTGTACGCGCAGTGACCAACGCCACCAAAAGCTGGATCTAATGGAACGCCCGAGGCTATACTAGCTTCGGGCGTTTCGCTTTTAGGAGTCTTCACGATGCCGACTTTCCCGCTCGCGCAAGCGCAGAACAACCAAAACCCTCAGTTCGCTGGAGGTTCCGACGACGAAAAGGAACTCTTCACGCAGCAGTTCGCACAGCTTGCGGACCGCGCATTCCGCAAGACCCTCCCGGAGATGATGCAGAACGTCATCACGTTCCGCGTGCTCGACGTCGATGTCGACAGCGGGACTGGGATTGGCACGTTCATTCTGCAGTACGCGAACGACATCGTGTTTGTCCCATGTGTCGTCGCAGACAACGCGATCAAGCCGCTGGATATGTTCTACTCCAGAACGGCCGACAAGTTCTTCCCGCTGTCAAACAACTGGCTGCGTGAGGCCACAAAGGACGACGTCGCTGAGCTGGGCGGGCCTACGCAGGCTCCGAAGTCCATGCCTACCGACGTGGACATCCGCAACATCGCGATCCCGCCCACGACGGGACGGTACAGCTACGCCTCCGACGAAGAGGGCAGCGCGGAGCTCCCGTTCAAGGCAGCGCAGCGTGCGGCCGAGCTGCGCCCGCAGACGGCGGAGCTCCACTTTCCCCGTCTGCTGAAGGAAGCCTCGGACTCGTTCAAGAGGGCGTTCCAACGAACCCTGGCGCTGAGCCCGAAGCTCGCCAGTCTCTATGGCAATTTTTACGGCGTGAAAGCGATGACGGCGGCCCTGGCCACCGAGAACGCCTCCGAGAAGACGAGCGCGCTTCGTGTGGAGATTCCCATGAAGCGGGATGTCTTTCTGATGACGGCCAGCACCCCGATCCAGGAAGCACAAAAAGCCCTGGAGCCCGGTGAGCTCGCACGGGGCTACAGCATCGCCCGCACCTACGGGTTCTACGTCAAGGACAAGCGAAAGTCGCTCAACGACATCGTCAGCTTCAGCGAGTCGGACATCGGGCTCACGGAGCCCGAAAGGTCGGGCGTCTATGACGTCTACATGGCTTCCGGCAAAATGGAGCGGGTGCTGATCATCAGCAATCCAAAGAAGCTCCAGCCCCAGCGAAGCGACGACGTGGGGGCGTACCGGCACGACTACACCCGGCGAAACACGCCGGAGGCGGCCGGCGTGGAAAAGAACTACTTGGTCCTCTTCCAGGATGGCCGGTACACCGAGAAGAAGCGGTTGCTCGCAAGTCCCGTCATCGAGGCGATGCAGAAGGACGTGGCGCGGTTCATCGAGGAGATGACCTCGGCGACGCCAAAGCCCGACAGCTACGGGTGCTTCGTTTCGGCGGGGCATTACGACGTGCTCGGCTACCGGCTCGTGACCGTGGACTCCGTCGCCAACATCGACAGCAACGTGACGCTGATCCAGGGCGACATGACGATTCGCCTCGACAAGAGGATGCCCAAGGGCGCGGTCATCAAGCCACAGGACCAAAGCACCGTGATGATGAGTGCGTCCTACCGGTGGTTTGCTGCGAAAGACCGTGTTCCTGAGGCCCAGGTGCTCAGCGACTCTCGGCACATCACGGCCATCATCGAGCTCGATCTCCGTAAGCGCGGAGGAAACGAGGTAGAGATCAAGACGGCGGGAGAGGGTCGATTCATCGTGGGCAACGACGGTCAGAAGTTGACCGCTCTTCAGGCCGTCGAGAAGGCTGCGGTGCTCTACCACTTGCCAATCGCGAAGGTCGCGCAAGTCATCGGGCTCATCGGGGCCGGCGCGCCGATCCACGTGTGGACCAAGACTGCTGCAGGAGAGTCTCTGGATCCGAACGGCGCACCCACCCCGGAGGAGATGGCGCCGCAAGGGCCTCCTCCCCCGAGCGGCATCGACCTCGCCACCGGCGAAAAGATGCAACAGATCCAAGGGCAGATCGCAGCGCTACAGCAAATGCTGCAGATGCTGGGCGAAGTGCAGCAGCGCGCTCAGCTGATCGACCAAGGAGGTGGTGCTACGGCGGCGCCGGCAGCCGCCGCGTCCATGGCTGCGGGTCCTGGCATGCTCCAGGGCCAGGCGCCCATGGTGCCGTTCGCAGGAGGGCAGCCGCCACAAGGAGCTGCACCACAGGGTGGCCAACCGCCGCAGGGTGGGCAGCCGCCCCAGGATGGCGCGGTCACGCCCATCGGGGCGCCTCAGCCGCCCCAGCCGCCTCCTCCCCAGCCCGTCATGCCCGATGAAGCCCCGTCTCCTGAGACGATCCGGGCTCAAATCAACCCTGACTTCCTCGACAGCGCGCAGCAGCTGGACGACGAGGGAATCTTCGACGCAGCGGCCATCGCCTCGCTGGCCAAGCAGAAACATCTGAACGGATCGATCCAGAACTACCTCCCTGCTCTGGAACGCGCGATGGACAATCTGGGACGCCTCTTGCTGCTCTTCGGCATGAAGGAAAGCGAGATCAAGCAGAGCATCGGGTCAGACGCGCACACGGAAACGGAGCAACACCTCCGCGACGTGTTTAAAGGAATGGGCGAAGCCATTCTTTCGGTCAAGCAATACATGGAGCAGCTGGCATCCCGGCCCAACAACCCTGTATACTGAGGGTATGTCAAAGGCTAATCGTGGTCGACAGCCCGACCATCGCGCTGCCCAAATCCTGGATAACCCCCATGGGGAGGCCCCAGAAGACCCGCTCGGACGCTACTTTTTTCACTTCGTGAAAACGGGCGAGGCGCCTGACGACGACGCGCACGAGGCAGCGCACATCTATATGGATCCCGAGTTTCGCCACGTCCTGGACGCTTTGCTCCTGGCTGAGGCGAAGCACGAATCCATCATCGAGGCGCTAAAGCTCCCGCCGCGCGTGTTGGACATCTACGCCTCGTTCTTCTTCGATGTGACCGTGTTCCCGCACAACATGGCCAAGACGCGATACGTCCGTGATCTCCTCGTCGGAGAGGACATGCGTCAACACTACATCGTGGCCATTACGCGCGGTCCCGAGGAAGTCTTGCGCAGGTACCGAGTGGGCTGGCGCCCAAAGCTCGACCCACAAGAGGTCACGCACGACATCCTGAGCGATGTTTGGTCGCGTTTCACCGAGCACCGAGGGCGGCAGCTCTCTGACAAGCATGCGCAGGCTGCCCTGCAGTTTACGGACCCGGCGCTCCGCGCGGCGCGCCAGCTCAATGACATGCGCCGCCAGGCGGCGGATACGAGTGCTAGCGGAGCTCAAGAGCTCCGTATCGCCCTGGAAGTTCGGGAGACACAGGCCTCGCCTCTGAAGCTGGGCATCGACCTCGACGACCTCGTAAAAGACTAGAATACCAGGATCACCCATGGCTAAGCTGGACACGAAGCAGGTAGAGGAAGCGGCCTCGCGTATCGCGCGCGACGCTATCGGCGGCGGCGGGCGACTGGAGGACCTGGTCACAAAAGCCGCTCAGGCGGAGGGCTGGAACGCCGAGCAGATTCACCGGGTCGCCCGAAAGACAAACGTGAAGGTGTTCGAACAGAAGTTCGCGGCGCTCTCGGGAGCCCCTGACCGCGTCGTCGAATTCGATACCGTGGACAGTGACGCCGTGATTCAACGCATTCATAGCTCCGCAGTCAGCGGCGAGAAAACGGCGGCGTACTATCCGCCACTGGAGGATGAGGTCGCGGCGCTCAACAACGCAAGGGCGCCGCAGCTTCCCGTTCGAGAAGTATCGGTGAAAGTGGCGATGGAGCGTGAGGTGCCTGCCCTTGGCCTCCTGGACCGCATCTCGCACCTCACGGACGTCGCAGACGAGCTGCGCACCAAACAGGCGCAGCTTCGCTACCGCTGGGCAAATGAGCTGCAAAAGCTCGCACGCGAGACAAAGCACCTCGGATGGGATCGAGAAGCGTTCGAAAAGAACGCGATGGCCCTGTATGGCGCAGACGTGCTTTTCGAGCTTCAGGAGCTGCGAGACCTGCACGGGGTCGAGCAGCTGCCGTTCAACAAGACTGCGGCAGAGCATCTGTACGACAACACATACGGGCACGAAGACGCCCTGGCACTGATGCTGAAAAGCGCGGCGGACACCCGTGCGGACAGCGAGCGCCACAACAAAGCCCTCACGCTCGCGCTGGACGCGCTTGCAAAACTGCGGACGGAGGCTGCACGATGACTCTCGATTTGGACTCAATTCTCGAAGATGTCGAGAAGACGGCGGGAATCGCCACGGACGGCAGCCGGGTCTCTGGCGCTCTGCGTGCGGCCTACAAGGGCTTCGGCGGATTCGTTCAGGGAATGCGGAATACAGCGGACGACCATCGCGCAATGGGCGCCATGAAGCGGATGGTCGCAAACCCCAGCATCAGCCCCAACGCCGCCAAAACGGTTTCAGAAGCCATGGCCCAGGCGCCAGCGCACGCCGGCACGCAGGGAGTCTTTCGGCGGATGGCTGACGAAGTTCGAGGTGGCGCACAGGCGGCGCAAAAGGCTTGGCATTCGTCGCGCCTCCAGAGCGACGCCGAACTGCTACAAAACGTGGCGCCCAATGTGGCTGCTAAGTTTCAAGACGGCGCACGGGCAGCTGCGAATGTGGCGGCCGACGCTGGCGCCGCCGCTGCCCCTGCGGCGGCAAAGGCGGCCCCTGGGCTGCTGCGGCGCCACGCCGGAAAGGCCCTCGGCCTGGGCGGCTTGGGTCTCGGGGGCTACGCAGCGTATCGCGGCTCTAACCAGGCGGCTGAGCAAGACACCCGCGCGACGGACTACATCAACAACGCCCGTCACGACGCTGCGACACCCATGCCGTCCATGACGGTGACCGCCAGCTACGACGACTACGAAAAGCGCGCGAACAACGGCGCGGCGCCCAACAAGAACAACTTTGGGGCGGTCGCCTCGAAAAAGGTCTTCGAAGGGATGGGCAACGCCCTCGCGAGCAAGTTCATCAACGAGCCCGTGGACGCACTGCACAAGCACCTCAAAAAGACCTACGTCGAGGCACCGAAGTGGGAAAACAATTTCCACGAGTCGGTGAAGTCTGACCCGGAGCTGAACGAAGCGTACCAACGCAATCCCGAAAAGATGCGCTTGGTCTTCGAATCCGTAAAGCGGTACAGTCCGTCGCTGGCGAAGGACCGTATGGGCACGCAATCAGTGCTTCGCCACGCGCTGGTGACCGACTTCAACATGGACTGGAACACGATGAAGGCCATCGCTGAAATCGAGAAGCTCCACGCAGAAGGAAAGCGGAAATGATCTCCCGAACGTTGATCAACGCGATTCGCCACGAGGGCTTCAGCAAGGTCGCGGCTGAGGTGCAGAAGAAGGATGGCGAGATGACCCAAAACCTCGACAGGCTGCACGGCATCGCAAAGGCGGCGGCCACGCGCTTCTTGGTGGACGAGGCCAACCTCCAGGAGATGCTGGAAGGCGTCGAAGCACTGCGAAGGATGGAGGAAAGCAAGTGAGAATCGCAGAGCTTTTTCACGGCGTGAAAACAGCCGAGGAAAGTACGCAGCATCGCTTTTGGGACGTATGCGTCAAGACGGCGTCCCAAGATCCCGACGGCACAGCAGTCGGTCTGATGAAGATCGCTCTGGACGTATGGGCTGAGGAAGTCAAGGCTGGGCGCCAGCCTGGCGCAGATCGAGATACGCGCGAGGCATACGCGGCATCGTTTGGATGCGCGCACGTCGCCCTGCGCACGGCGGAAAAGCTGGCGAGCGCCGGTGAGCTCACGAACAGCGAGCTCAACGTCGTGAGGCACCACATCGTCAGCAGTGCAATCAATGACCTGCTCGTCCTGACCAAGGAGGCCAATGCCTTCCCCCAGGACCCACAGATGCAGGACCCACAGATGCAGGGTCAGCCGCCACAAGATCCTCAAATGCAGGGTCAGCCGCCACAAGACCCAAACGCCCCGCCCCAAGACCCAGGCCAAGAAGGTCCTGAAGCAATTGGCGAGCAGACTGACCTTCAGGGCGGCATGGTCGAAGACCTGAATCGTGCTCAGGACACGATCAAGAACCTCATGTTCATGGCGCAGCAAGTCCAGCGCCCAGCGCTAGCGCAGCAGATCCAAGAACAATCGGAACTGCTGCTCGATCATTTCTCGCGCGGCAACAACTACCTGCCGCCGGAATTCCAGGGGCACTTCGCCAAGAGCGAACACGCCGAGGAGTTCATGAAGAAGTACAAGCAGCGTTTCGGAGCAATCGGCGGAAAAAGCTCGGCCAAGTAGCGGGGCGCAGCTACAATACGAGCATGCGCAAAGAACTCGTACTGGAGCAGTATTTCCCAACCGGAGAGCCCACCCTCCAGTTGGTGATGACGACTGGCTCCTCTGGCAAGCGCCTGTTCGAAAAGCAAGCATTCGATCAAGCGGCCCAGTCTCCAGCATTGGAGTTTTTGAGCGGCATTACGCCTGAGCCTGGGTGCTCAATCCTACTACTCAATGCGATGGGCGCGTTCGAGACGTACGACGATAATCGGAACGGAGACGCGTTTCCTGATCGTCCCGTCGGCGTAGGAAAAAACGTCACGTGCGGTCACGCTGACTGCCAGCACGCGGCATGGGTGGCAGCGGACGAAGTGCTGTCCAAGCACTACAAGACCTTCTTGAAGGCTCACTTCTTCGAGCACCACAAGAACAAGGACCCTGAAAAGGCGTTCGGGAACGTGATGCGGGCGTTTTGGAACGTCCGTATGCAGCGGGTTGAGCTCTTGGTCAGGCTCTACGAGAGCAAGAACCGCAAGCTAGCTGAGCGCATCCACGCGGGAGAGTATCCCGCTGTGTCCATGGGCTGCCGGGTCAAGTACGACGTCTGCAACGTGTGCGGACACCGCGCGCCCACACGCGCGCAGTACTGTGTGCATGCCCGCGAAAAGCTTCGGCAGGTCATGCCCGACGGCACAAAGGTCTGCGTGCACAACCCAAACCCTGACTTTTTCGACATCAGCGCCGTGTTTCGCCCGGCGGACCCGCAAGGGTACATGCTGAAGAAGGTCGCGGAATTCGCCGACTGGGAGGGTTGGAGCGCAAAGGCAGGCGAAGAGCTCGACGCCTGGGCGCTCAAGGTAGCTGAGGCCAAGAAGCTCAGTGAGATTCAAAAGGCCATCCTCGGCCAAGTGGTCAAGACCAAGCTTCCGCGTGGAGTGAAGGAGTTCGAGCCCACGGCCAAGGCCGAAGCTCTAAACTCACGGCCGACGCCAGAGGCCGAGATCGCCAAGCTTGCACAGTTTCCGCTGTCCGCGCTGGCGTCGTACCTGGCCACCCAGGACCAAACTCTGACTACCAGCGACGTCACGCGTATCCTGTGCAAACAGGCCAACGTACGCGCCACCGAGTACGACCTAGACATGGTCACGGGCCTCACGTTGGCGCTCAACGAGCTCTACGTCATGGACCCTTCACTCCGTGAAAAAATCGGGCAGCTGGTTTGTTTCAGCGACCAAATGGCCGAAAAAGTAAAGACGGCCAACTGGGGGCACGCTCTCATGGCGCGAACGGATCCCACAGGCTGGGCCGCCGGCTACCACGCTCACGCCGCGCCAAAGACGGACATCTTCACGCTCACTGACCCAAACACCGGGCATCAATACCAGACGACGCGAGGGGCTGCACAGGACGCAGATTGGAGCAACAAGCGGCACGCCCTCGTCAACAGCGTGCTGCTGTCGAGCGCGTACGGGCTTGGGCTTCGGCACCTCGGCATCACCAAGAAACTGCCCTGGTGGGTTCAGGCACCCGTGGCCCTCGCTGCTGGAGTTGGCGCCTACCGGCTGGGGCAAGAGATCGCTCGGCCGTTCCGCAACCCGACCTACGTGACGGACCAGGGCATTTCGGTACCGGGCAACACCGAGTTCGACAAGACGTCGGCCGTCGATGCCGTCGGCACCACTTCCGTGCTGGCCAAAATGGCAGCCGATTTTTACGAAAGAACCGGGCCCAGCATCGATCCGATGAGCGATCTGTACAAAAAGATCGTTTCTGCGGCTCCTCACCGAAAAGTTGCTGTATTCTTTAGCCACAGTGCCGAAGCTCAAGCTGACATGCTGTACAAGTCGGCTGCGCAAAGTGAAGACGGCGTAGAATACGTAGACGTGAGCGCGTTGGTGAGTTCGATCCTGACGCTCTTCGGAACCTGAATCGACCTACGATCTAGAGGCAACCATGAACATCCGCAAAATCCCGCAGTCCACCTCGCCCGCCGTGGGCGCCACCAAGACCGCCAGCGCGCAGCCGAGCTCGAAACTGGAGCGGGCCCTCGCTGCGGCCCTCAGCGAAGAGAAGGTCGCCGCCGAAGTGCCCGAGGCCGTGGCGACCCCTGCCGCGCAGCGTTCTGTCCATTCGGACCTCAGCAAGCTCGCGGAGGAAGTGGCCAGCAGCAACTTCGATCGGCAAGTGGCGCAAGTCGACAAGCTCGGCACCGTCATGGCCGACGCCTTCGTGCGACGCATCGGTGACTGGGAAGAGGGCAGCGCCAAGCTGGCCTCGGCTCGGGTCGCCGAGGCCCAGCTGACCCACGAGGAGCTGGCGATGATCAACGACTACCGGACCAATCCGGCTCTCTTCGTTCAGAAGGTGGCGGCCATGGTCGAGGACGCCGAGCCCACGCTCACGGAAAAGCAGGCCTCGGAGATCTACAACACCACAGCGCAGGAGACCGTGCGCCAGATCCACAAGCTGGCGGCGGACCACTTCGCTGAGGGCTACCGCGCCGCTGGCGAGATTCTCGTAGGCTGAGCCATGGCCTACGCAGGTAACCCCGAACTCGTGACGCTGGCCATGGTGCTGCGGAAACGGGCGTTCGAGAAGGGCGCCAGCGAGGTCGCCGCTACCGTGCTCTCGCCTTTTCAAACGAAGCTCGCGTCCAGCGAACCGACGTTTTCCATCGGCTCGAAACACCCTACGCTCTTCTTGCACTACACGAAGCCATGAAACGCCCAACCGTTTCCGAGACAATCGATCGCCTGCTTCGCGCAGAGCAGACAGGGCCTGCGGTGAAGACCGCCAGCCATGCCGCGCCTGTGACGACAGCGGGCGCTGGTCTGCGTGAGCTGGTGGGGCGCATCCGGGAGGCCGGGGCGCAAGAGCTGACCTACGGGCATCTTCACGCCGTGAAAACAGCCATGGTGCGTCCGCCCGAAGAGGAGTCGGCCCCCTCTTCGGGCTACTCGCCGAAGTCCGACAACGAACAAGCGGAGGGGCTGCGCAAACTCGCTTTCCAACTTCGTCAAACGGCCGAGGCGCAAGATACTGGGCTCTTCGTGAAAGCGGCCTACGCCTTGAAAGCTCAGCGGGGGCTTATGCTTCTCCGCGAGGCACTGGAGACGCGATGACCACGCTACTCGAAAAGATTGCCGGCGTCCTGGAAGCAATCGCCGACGATATCGACAACAACAGCTACGTCAGCACCCCGCTCGAAGCTGCGGCGGGCGACGATCCGGCTGAGGCGGAAGAAGTGTCGAAGCTGGCGCATGCGTATGCGCGGGCTACCGGCGAAGCCCCGTCAGAGGAAGTCCTGTCGGAGCTTCGTTCAAACGAAGCTTTCAAATCGACTATCCTCAAAGTGGCGTCTCAGTCCCCGAGCGACGTTCTCGGGGGACCCTCAGACAAGACGGCGGCCAGCGCTCCCGAAGCCCCGCTGCGCGGAGCGGCTGCCATCATCGCGGCTCGGAACAAGTTCGATCAAGCAATTCTCGCCATGGGCAATCATGGTGAGTGAAACTCGCAAGGAATAAGCCATGGCAAAGTTCACGGAAAAGTTCACCCTCACTGGTCGCGACAACATCCCCGGTTGCCGGGGCGCGATCTTCGAATCGGTCGACGTCGCGGAAATGGTCGCGGCGGCGGCAGCGGGTTCGGGCCCCGGCGTCCCCGACGCGATGGGAACGATCCAGCCCGGCACCATCGTCGCCGGCCACATCGTGGAGCTCGATGCCTCGGGCAACGCCATCCTCGGGACGTCGCCCGATCTCAACGCGGTCAACGCCAAGATGCTCTGGCTCGTCGTGACGGGCAACAACGACTGGAGCGGAATGCCCGCTCGCAAGATCAACGTGGCCCACGGCGGTCTCCGCGCGGACACGGAGAAGTTCGACTCCGCGCAGTCGTACACCCCCGGAGCTCCGCTGATCGCGGCGGCTGGGCTGTTGACGCCGAAGGTCTTCGGCGACAACAAGCAGATCGTCGGTTACGTGGGCACGCGCGGCGTGCAGAACGGCGTCCTCGACTTCTTCATGGTTCAGGGCGGCAGCCGCTACTGATCCTGGATCACAAACCTCTAACATCAGTGACCTAGCGGAGTAAGCATGAGCACCTACGGTACGGAGACCACGCAGGTCTCGGTCAAGCACCTCAACCAAGCGTTCCTGCGCGCCATCTCGGAAGGGCACATCAAGAACGCCGCCGAAGAAGGCACGAACTTCATCCGCGAAATCGCGCGCCAGGAGAGCGCCGTCCGCGACGTGATCAAGCCGGTCGGTCTCACCGATGCCGAGCTGGATCCCGACGACCAGACGGACATGCCGCGCAAGATCGTCGAGAAGGAGCCCCAGTCGTACGCAAGCCGCCTGGAGTTCCGAGGCCAGCCCCACGTCTCGTGGGTGAGCGGCCCTCGCTACAGCGTCTACTTCTTCAAGATCGCGTCGCAGAAGTCCGTCAAGCCCAAGGAAGAGCTGATGACGTACCGAAACGACATCAGGACCATCCTCGCCGAGAACAAGGTGAAGGACATGGCCGACGTCGAGGACAAGTACTGGAACGAGCTGCAGATGCAGGCGGTCAGCGGCGCGCCGGCCATCTCGACGACGAACGCAGACCAGTTCAACGCCTCGGCGTTCAAGCGCGGGTTCCAGGCGCTCTTGGCGCGACGCAAGCCCCTCGGGCGCTTGCTGATGACCAAGGGCCTCCTGATGAACGCGATCGACCTCCCGGCCACCGTGCTCGGCGAGGGCCTCGCCCGCCAGCACTACGAGGAAGGCGTCGAAAAGGAGCAGAAGCTCTGGGGCATCCCCGTGACGACGACGATCAAGGAGGACATCTACGACCCGCGTACGGCCTGGCTGTACACGCCGCAGAACTTCCTCGGGAACTTCTTCACGCTGCAGGACGCGACGCTCTTCCTGAAGCAAGAAGCGAACATGATCGAGTTCTACACGTACGAGATCCTCGGCATGGCCATCGCCAATCGTCTCTCGGTCCAGCGCATCCAGTTCGAAGAGCGCAGCTGATACCTGACGCGGCTCCACTTCACTGGTGCTAGAAAGGCCTCGGCATTCGTGTCGGGGCCTTTCTAGTTTTGAGGTATGCTTACGCCATGGCTGTCACGCAACTCAGGCCGTTGGACGTAGAAAAGCTCGCGCTCGCGGGGCCCGGAAGCGCGCCCCAGATGCCTGGAGCCGTCGCGGCGAAGCCTGCCTTGGGGAAGCCCAAGGCATTGAAGGCTGGACCTCAAACGGGCGACTACTTGCCATCGTTTACGAACAACAGCGCAGCAGCTTCGCAGAGAGGGCCCACCGACCGCCTGGAGGCGACCAGCAACCTGGGGATGCCCACATGAACACCCTGCCGGTTTACAGGCAGTATGGCGACGGCTCAGGTACGGCGTATCCAGCATCGCGGGAGCGCAGGACCGACAACCCTGATATTCCGGCCCAGGACGCGCGATCGGCGTTTCAAGAGCTGGGCAATCCAGCTGGCGGCCTCCCCGGACCATCAGCGGTCATGTACGACTTGAAGCTGGCGTTTCACGCCGTGAAAAGGGCGGCGCACGCCCATGACCGCATGGAAGAACGCACGCCGTTCCATAAGACATACGTCAATCAAGTGCAGCTGGCAGTAGATACGCTGGGCCTTAAAGGCAACCAGTACCATCTGCCCCTGCGCAATAAAGACGGAACCGTCGCTGGCTATGCTCAGTTCAAACGTGTGCCCAATCGAGCTAATCCCGTGCTCGCCACAGTGCTAGGCCCCAAGATGCGCCCCAGCGGCGACAACGTGGAGAGCCTTCTGAAGTTCAGCGCTGAAGCGCTGCGCTCCTTCGTACCGGAGTACGGTCTCGACACCAAGCCAGAGGAAGCTGCGTCTCGCGACGAGCGTCGCCACCGTGACCCCCACGCTCCTTCGCAGCTCTACGCCATCCAGCAGGCGGTTGGCAGCTTGGACACCAAGCCCATTGACCCAGTAATCGAAAATGGCGCTATTCCCAGTGAGATTCCGAGCAGCCCATGAAACTCGCGCTGTCTGCCATTTCACCGCTGTTTCCGTATGGTTTCTACGTTCAGTGGAGCCTCACAGGGGTTACCACGCCCGGTGCGTATAAGTTCGACCTCTATAGGTCGGGAGGCATGACGGGGCCCTGGGATCTCGTAGCCGGTGGACTGGAGAACCAATACGCCTTCCGCGACGACTTTACGTCCCCAGTGCCGATGACCACCGCCGATGTGATCCGGCCGAATCAGCTCAATCAATTCCGCGACTACGTGTACCGGGTAGTGGCTACCGCGCCCTCGGGGGAATTCACAGAGGTTATCGACAATTCGAGCCCTCTGTACGAAGGCTCATTGATCGACCGAAAGATGATGCAGCAACAGCGAAAGGCGATTCGGGATTTCAGGCTGAGCTGCAAATTCAATGCGACCAAGGCGGTCGTACTCAAACGTCGGCATTGGGGGACGCGGTGCATCTGCGTCGATAAGCCCACGAAAGAGACGATTCGGTCTGCGTGTCTCAAGTGCTGGGGCACCGGGATAGTCGATGGTTACTGGGCCCCGATCCTGACGTTCGCGCGACGCCTGCCGTCTGCTAACGCGAGCGCCATCACGCCGGAAAACAAGTCAGGACAATTCGCGGTGGCGGATCGACACAGTAACGTCTACGCAAATTCGGCTCCAGGACACCCACCAGGTCGTATCCGGGCAAGCGTTCGATAAAGGGCATGTCATTTTCCGGTACGCAGTGCGTACCGACCAAATCAAGGCGCTATTCTAACATGGCCAAAACATACTCACTCGCCGGTACTCCACGCCTTCGTGATGCGCATCCCGACATCTTCCCAGGCTCGCCGTTGGCGGTCTTGGGTATCTTCGTCGACATCCTGCGCATCCGATTTTCGCAGGATAACAGAGGCAGTACGCCCTACTACTGGGCATCCGACCCAACGCCAGAGGCGACCGAAGAGGGCACGGTCGAGTCGCCCAGGAAATTGATCATCGAAAGCCAATACCTCCAGCATCCTGACTCGCGCGACGTCACCCCTGCGTTGTTCGTGGAGCGAGGCGCGCTCAGCTTCACGGAGGTATCGATGGGCAGTCGTGGCGACCACGATCAGCGTACAGGGCAGGACTTCTACATCGCGCAGGGCGTGATGCCGATCAGCATCCTGTGCGTGTCGAGCTCACGCGGAGAATCGATGGAGATCGGGTCGCTGATTGGCTTTTACATGCTCAGCCTACGCCCATCGCTTCGTGAAATCTTTGGGTTTCAGGACGTAAGGACGCCGATCGTGGACGGTACGCAGGTCTACCGACGGTCTACCAACGACATCGAGAGCTGGGTAACTCCCGTGAACACCCAGGTGACGTGCAAGTACTTGTGGATCGAGACACCAATCGCTCCTAAGCTACGAGAGCTTCGCGCGAACTTGGGTACGGGCGCATCCACGCAAGTCCTCCTATCAAAAGACCGACCCTAAATAGTTTCACGGCGTGAAATCTAACTATCTTTTTCATCGGAGCATCGAATGAGCCTGCCGATTGTCCTCGTCTACCAACAGCTCGCCAGGGTCCAGGTCACCGCGACGGTGCCGGACCTGACGTCGGTCCTCGTGGGCCCGGCCTACGACATCTTCGACTACCCAGAGGATGCCGCCAGCATCCAGCTGGCAGACAGCTACGGCTCTCTCAATGGGAGCGCGGGCAACGGTACGTTCACCGCGTACACGCCCCCGGCCCTGGGCGACGACGAAGTGGTGGTGCTCGGGGGCGCCTACCCCCAGCAGTCCCCAGGTTCCGTGGTGGACCACGGCTCCGTGCGCGTGGTGCTGAAGTTCCCGCGCGTGGTTCTCGGATCGACGAACGCGGCGGTGGCTCCGCAGCTCGGCACGTCCATCAAGACCGACGTCACGGATCAGACGCTGATCGAGCTCGTGGGCATGTTCGGCGCCGGCTTCGTCGAAGCGGGAGTGCGCCCCGGCGACCGTCTGGTGCTAACGAGCTCCTACGGCGTAGTCGAGCAGACGGTCACGCGGACCGTCGCGAGTGTGGGTGAGCCCAATGGCTCGGGTCTCGTGCCCTCGGGCAACGAGAAGTATCTGCGCATCTCGCAGAATCTCCCGGCAGCGGGAACGACGGCAGACACCTGGACGTACGCTGCTTCGGGCGGCCACATCCGTGTCGAGCGAGAGCTGGTGATTCAGGAGCTGATCGACAGCACGAACACCTTCATCACCTTCCCCGAACCCGGCACCGACAAGCTGGTGCTTAAGGGCGGCATCGAACTCGATGTCACGATTCAGCCGGTCGCCACCGTCGGAACGCCCATCCCTGCGGCCATGACCGAGGCGCGCGCGTTGTCTTACGCGGACCTGTACCTGAGCTACCGCGCGCTGCGGCAGGATCTGCAGGAGGTGACGTCGTACACCAAGGACTCGATCTCGACGGTCAACGGCGTGGGCGTTGTCCAAGGCGTCGGTAAGATCGACGCGCGTAACCCGCTCGCGGTCGCCATCGACATCGCGCTCAAGAACTCCGGTACGGCTGGGGTCTACGGTTTCGGCGTGCCCTCGGACGACTCGGCGGGGCACAGCATCGCTCGGGCCGCATTCAGCGCGCGACGCGATCTGTACGCGTTCGGTCCGCTCACGCAGGACATCGACATCATCGCGGCGTACCGCAACGAAGTGGTTGGCATGGCTGACCCGGACCAAGCGCTCGCCGACGGCGTGCCGCAGAAGTTCCGAATCGTGCTCGGGTCGGTGCCCCTGCCTGAGGCGCAGACGATCTACGAGGGCTCAATCTCGGGCGTCTCGCAGCAAGTGACCGGGGCCAACACCGGACTCTTCCGAACGCTGACGCTCGCGAATGCCTCGACGGACGACATCGGAGTCACCGACGTGCTTCCGGGCGATCTGGTGACGATCGGCCTGGTGCCGAGCGCCGTCAGCGCCTGGTCCGGGCGTCGCGGAACGCACAAGGTCACGCACGTCAATTCGTCGAAGAACTTCCCCAACCCGGGCGACTCGTCAGTGATCGAGTTGGAGCCCGGGTCGTCGCGCTGGAACAGCGGCCTCGCGGCTTCATCGGGCGACATCGAGTTGCTGATCCGCGCTCCCGACGGCACGGTCAAAGTGTCGTCGTTGGCGCGTGTGGTCGTCACGCAGAACACCTCGCAAGTCCGCTACGAGATGCTCGTGCCCACGGTCTCGGGCGGCCCGTACACGGTCCGCTACTTGATCGTCGCGGGCCTCACGGACGTCGAAGTGGCGCTCGCAGGCTTCGCCGTCACGATCAGCGTCAATGGCACGTCGCACACCGCGACGATGGCCGCCGCCGCAGTGAACGCGCATCCGAGCGTGAGCGCGGTCATGCGCGCAGTGGTCGTCGCAAACGGCGGGAGCATCATCAACGACCTGGTACCCGGGACCGACGTGGTCGCGGGCCAGTCTGGTACGGCCTGCACGGTCTCGGCGGTCGCTCTCGGGATCGCTACGATCACGGGGCTCACCGGCATGAGCCTCAGCTCAGTCGGACGGTACCTGACGCTCTCGCTGGCCTCGGTGCTGGGAAACAACGGAACGTTCCTGATCACCGAGTACGTTTCGGCGACGAGCGTCAAGATCCAGAACGCGGCGGCCAACGCAGTCGACGCAAACAACGGAACCATCGACTGGGTCGAGCAGTACCCCTACCAGGGCGTCGTGCCGGTCGCCGGAGCGTGCTCGGCGACCGTCTCCCAAAACGACGATCTCTTCAACCGGATCGAAGACGCGTCGGCGCTGTTCATCACGAACGGCGTGAAGGTCGGGGACATCATCGAGATCCCCATCGACCCGAACGACTACACGGCCAGCGCGTTCGATGGGCGTCTGCTGTCCTTCACCGTCGGGTCCGTCCTCTCGGAAAACCGGCTCCTGATCAGCAACGGAGTCGACGACACCAGCGGTGTGAGCAAGGAACTGCCGCACTTCTTCTCGCGCGATCTGCCCGGGCGATACATCGACAACTCAGTCCCGGCGGCCTTGAGCTACCGTGTTCGACGCACGCTCGACAAGGACGCGCAGGTCGTCGCTCTGACGGGCATCGCACAGAGCATCCGCAGCGGACGTTGCACGCTGACGTGGTCCGACCGGGTGAAGGTCGCTGACCTGCGTGACGGCTCGCTGCCCCGTGCAGTCAGCACCGTGCGCGAAAAGGCAGGCTGGGTCCCGGGCTACTACCTGACGGCGGCGGTCCTGGGCGCCATCGCAGGTCTCCCAGCGCAGCACGGACTGACGGGTCTCGGCTTCGCCGGGATCGAAGCCCTGCAGCACTCCACGGGTTACTTCGGTGAAAAGCAGCTCGCCCGACTGTCAGACGGCGGCTTCTTCGTCAACGTCATCAAGAGCCCGGGCGCGCTGCCTACGTGCATCCACCAGCTGACCACGGACCCCACCACGCTGCAGAGCGGTGAGCTCAGCGTCGTCAAAAACGTGGACTTCGTTTCGCTGTTCTTCTCGGCGATCCTCGAAATCTTCTTGACGGGATACAACGTCACGACCGAAACGATCAACCTGATCCGTGAGGCCGTAAACAACGGTCGCGACGACCTGACGAAGCGAACGGTGGCGAAGATCGGGCCGCCTCTGATCAGCGGCGAGCTCACGTCCATCGGACCGTCGGAGGTCGACGGTTCACGCGTCGACCTCTACTTCGAAGGCAAGATCCCGGTGCCCCTGAACACCATCGCGTTCCGCCTGGTTCTCTGATGAGCTACATCTACGACGACATCATCGAAGCGCACCTCGAAAAGGCCGCTTTCTGGGGTGCCGCCGCCCGTGGCGTCATGAAGGCGGCGCCTACGGCGGCCAAATTCGGGCTCGGGGCCGCTACGGGGCTTCCTGTTGGCAAGGCGGGGGCCGCAGGAGCCATGGCCGGGGCTGTTCACGGCATGATGCCCTCGATTACGCGCGGAAACGCCGGGCCCACCTTTATGGGCATGGGCCCCAAGGTGGCCACGTATTCACGCCGTGAAAAACTCGCAGAGCACGGATGGGGCAGCAAACTGCTCCACGTGTCCCCCTACGCAGCCTGGGCCGCAGGGCACCTCGTCGAGGACTCCCATCCTACGCTTTCAAAGGCGCTCTCCGCCGGAGCTTATCTCGGCTACGCGGGTAGCTCCGCCCATGAAGCCGCAACGAACCCGTCGGAAAGGGCCACCAGCGGCGTGGACGCCATGGCACTGATGGCCATGTTGGGCTCGGACATCGCGCGCTGGACGCGTAAGTAACGCAACCGCCTATTCTTTGGAGCGAACAATGGCATACCCAATCGGTGTCACGAAGGGTCTGGAGACCTGGAAGACCAACAGCAACCACGTCGAGCGTCCGCTCGATAACGCGTCCTGGGACGCGGCGCACCCGGACGACACCCTGCTCTACGTCGGTCCGGCTCGCAAAGGCGTCGTCCAACCCGGGCGAACGGGTCCTCGGTCGATGATGGCGTTCGGTATCTGCAACACGATCTCGCTGCAGTCGTCGGCGCCTGTGATGCCCATGATGGCCATCGGCAGCGCGAGGTCGTTCATGCTGCGCGGGAAGTCGCAAACGAACTTCAGCCTGCAGCGCGCCATGCTCAGTGGCCGAAACATGCTCCGTGCGCTGTATCACAACGCAGTGGAGACCCCAGGCCTCGACGCGTCACAGTTCGACGACCCTGCGGCGCTGAGCCGTAACTCGTCGTTTTTCATCAACCTCGATTCGGAATTGTTTTACATTCCGTTCGGGTTGGGGCTCACCATCCGCACGAAGGGCAAATCCTACGTCGCGGGCATCTACATGGAGTTGGGCATGCTCAACTCCTACTCACTATCGATCCAGTCCGGTCAAAGCATGATCGGAGAGGGCTGCACGGGGCTCTGCGACCGGCTCCTGCCGTTCCAAGCCTCTGACGCCATCGGCAGTATCGCGACCAACGGTCGACAGGTGATGGACTCGGTACTCGGCATGGCCGCGAACGTGTTCCCGCCCGCCAGCGCTTCGACGATCGCCGCGTTCAACGACGACGGCCTCGATAACGGAACAGTGGATTCGATCTGAGCGTGCTATCGTTCGGGCATGGCCCGTAAACGACCATCCGCTCAGACCAGTACGCTCCCGCACGCCGCCCTGGGTGGGGATTCAAACCCGCTCACTGGCGCAGCGCCGTTCGCGGGTAATCCCAACGTACTTGAGGGCGGCACCATCATCTCAGTCGATGCGAACTCGCGCATCTACCGCGTACATACGTCCAGCGGACGAACGCAGTACATGTCACGGATTCAATCCCACCCCGGTGACATCGCCCTGCTGCCGCTTCACACACGCGTGCTCGTGACGTACGGGCTGGGTATTCCATACATCCTGGGCATCATCCCGGACGCTGGACGCCAAACCCAAAACGCGGAGCCCGAGAGCCTCACTGGCACGTCTGGTCACGGCGGTGAAGACCCGCTGCTCGCGCGAAGCGCAACCTCGGGGGCGCGCGGCGTCGACGAGCCTCGGGATCTGATCCCGGGAGACATGGCGCTACGTAGCCCTGACGGAGCGTCGGTGGCGGCCCTAAGGGGCAGAGTCGCGCAACTGAAAGGTTCTGATGTAGCCAAGATCGAGGCATTTGGCGGCAGCGACTTCGTGCGGATCGTAGCGGGGGTCATTCAGACCATCACATGGATGGGCGAGTCCAAGACGGTAAACAACAACGGCAAGACCTCGTTCATCTGGGATGGCGGCTCCGATCAGCTGACCCAGACGGGGCAAGACGAAGGCCATTACACAATTCATGTCCGATTGGGTCACGAGGGCAACCTCGCTCGCTTCGAGATCACAAATCGGGAGGGCCAGCCCATGTTCACCGTGCACGTCGGCCCCGACGGAGCGGTACATGTCCTTGGGCGCAGAGGTACGGATATTCATATGGGCAGCGAGCCCAGCGATACCCACCGCTTTGCTTACGTAGGTAGCCGCACGGAAGAAACAACAGGCAACGTCCTGTACGATGTTGGCGGCGATAGCAGAACGATCGTGGCAGGGTCGACGACGTGTGACATCGAGCACAACCGAACCTGTTACGTAGGCGGAGACGATTTTTGTCAGGTGACTCAGAACCAAAACATCACGGTCGCCCAAAACGCAGAGCACCTCATTCAAGGAACGCGGGCGGTTTTCGTGGGAGAAACGTCTACGCACGAGGTCATCGGCTCAGGAATTTACGGCGTGAAAACTTCGGGTGGAGCGATGGAGTTCGCGACGCGCGGGGGCCAATGCCGCTTCCAGACAGGAGTTGGAAACTTCGCCGTGGACACGCGCGGGTCAATCAAGCTGCAGGCGGGCGCCGAGAGTATTGAACTAGGCCGAAACGCGACGTCGCACGCCACGAAGTTCGAGGAGCTGCAGGCGGCTCTTTCCACACTGACCGAACAAGTATCACTACACAACGCGCTCTTGGCGACTCACGTACATCCGGTCCCGGCCCCAGGCACTACGGGGCCCAGCCCTATGCTGGTGCCCTTGGCCACGGCCCTGCGCATCAACATCGCCGCCGCGAAAAGCACTACAACAAAAGTCGAGTAGACCTATACTACACCGGGTCCCATGACGGGACGCCGTCACCAGGAGTGTTCAATTGAGTGCCATCCGAGTCACCATCACTGCGTACGCGCAGGGTTCCATCGCCGACGACCTCGGGCTCGAAGCCCAGGCCACTGGCGCGTCTTGGGTCTCCAGCCCCACCGGCTTCGGCCTCACGACGTCATTCGTCGTCACGGGCGCGACCTGGACGCGACTGCGCCCGAAGCTGGCGCAGCTGAGCCTCCGCCGCATCCCGGCCTACAACACGGCCACCGGCGCGCCGCTGGGCACGGGCAAGACCATGCCCTACATGACCTACACCGTCGAGTGGGTGCCTGCGGGCCGACCGCGAATCCACCAGATCGAAGGCGGTCCGCTCTCCTTGGGCTCGCCCGCGAACGTGACGCTCCGAGGCACCGGGTTCCTGGGCTCGACCAACGCTTACGCCATCGTCCAGCAGGCCATCACGGGGTACATCGACCGGTTGCCGGGTACCCGTACGGTGCCGCGCACCGTGGAAGTGTTCCGTGTCACCTCGGTGCTCGCGGGACCCATCGGAAACCGGATCAGCCTCACGATCAGCCCTGCGTCGGGAGCGGGCGCCGTGTTCGTCACGCCCGACACCTCGACCAACGAAGGCGGCGTGAACATCCGCGTCGTGCCTGCGGCAGGGGCGTCGAACACGACGGCCATCGCGGCGCAGATCAACGGTGACGCGGTCGCCAGCACGTTCATCACGGCCACGGCCACGGTGGCGTCGATCGCGCTCAGCCCAACGATCGTGAACCCCCTCACCGGCCCGGTCGGGGGTGGAAGCATGGAGATGGCCTCGGTGGCCGTGCTCAAGGACAAGCTTCGCCTCAGCCAAGGCGACGGTTCGGCGCCCGCATCGGCGTCGTTCTTCGTCACGGCAGGAGCCTACGCGAACCGACTCCGTGTCGTCTCGGCGCGGGCGGGCAACGATCGAAACGCGATCACGCTCACCATCAACATGTCGCAGGGCGCCAACACCGTCGTGGTGACCGGCACGGACATCGTGGTCAACCGCACGGGTGCGACGGAGACGATCGCGAACCTGGTCACTGCGATCAACGGCAGCACCCAGGCGGCGGCGTTGGTGACGGCCAGCGCCATCGGTGCGGGGTCCTTGGGCGCTCAGGCCAAGACCTGGCTCGAAGGTGGCGCGGGCGAGCCGGTGATCGCCACGATCGCCGGAGCCCCCGCGCGCGTGGTGAGCCAGACCGACACCGCGATCGTGCTCGCGGTCACGAACCCTGACCTCGTCGCGGCAGGTGTGGCCGTCGGCGAGATCGCGGTGATCCAGCTGCTCATGCACTACGGGCTGGCTACCGCCACCATGGGCGCCGTCGCGGCGTAATCCGCTACGAGCGAGACGGACTTCCGACCTTCGACTTGAGGATCGGAAAGCCATCGGTCCCGACCACGTAATCGGGACCCAAAGACGACGGGGCAGGGGCTTGCGCGGATGGGGGCATGCGCTGGACATCCAGCGTAAGCGCCCCTACGCGCAAGAAGCAGTGATACTGCGGTGAGCCGGTGGCACCCCGGTCCTCGACGACAAACTCCGCTGCGAAGCGTTGCCCGTCGACCACGAGACCGAATACGAGCTCCACGGGCCCCATGGGGACCGGCCGCTCCATCTGGAGCAGGGCCTCTGCTCCAGACACGGCGGACTTCAGCCCTGCTGTCAAGAATGCCGGGGGCTTCACGGCGGAGGCCGCCGCTGCAGGCTTCGTCGGGGGTTTCTTCTGAGACATGGTATGCTTCCTTCGATGGCACAGTGGACTGCAAACCCAAACGTGGACTTGCTTCGCCGCCTGAAAAACGTACTGGAAAGAGTACAACGTGTGGAGCTGATCACCAAGCTGCTGAGGTTTCAAAAGCTGGTCAGCTTCGAGTTGAAAGTGCGGAGATTGCAACAGGGAGATCGCGATGTGGCTTGAGATTGCGCCTCAGCTTCCGCCGGAGGTGACCGCACTTAGCTCCACGGTCAGCGCCGGAATGGGCGCCGTACGCGCAGCCTTGGAAGCACTGCGTTTGACTATTCAGGCAACTACGTCAGCAGCGGCGGCCTTGGAAACGGGACTGACCGGCCGTGTAAACGACGCGGTCGGCGCGCTGATCGAGGCGGTCAACGCCGCCATCACCAACCTGTTGGACAGCGCAGGGCTCTACTTTCTCCTCGTACCTCTGCCAAAAAAAGGCCTCGCGAGACTTGTATCCGACGCGGTCGATACACGCTGGACAGAGCGCGCGCAGAGCAGGTCAGATGCCGGGTCGAACCTGGTGGACTTCCCGGCGCGGTCGGTGATCGACTCAGCGGATGCCGCGACCCGTGCGCGCCTGGAGAGAAGTCGAATCTTCGAGCAAATTTTCAGCGCAAACGATCTTTTTCACGGCGGAAACACGCACTTCGTCAAAACAGTCGCCGAAGCTCTGTTCGACGGGAAGGACGTGAACCGACCCCGGTTCGAAGCTGGATCCCAGTGGTCCTATGGGGTCTTCGTCGCCGGAGCGTCGGACGCCGCGAGCATTCTCCAGAGTGCGAGCTTCTTCGAGCGACTCTTCAATAGCTCCCCGAGCGCGAATGATGTCGGTGCAAGCCGTGGGATCACCCACCTCGTACCACGCGGTGTGGCCGTGGCGCCAGGGCTGCGCGGTGCTCCTGTGATTACCTGGGAGCTGGTGCCAGCGTCGAAAGTGCTGTCGAGCTACGACAACTCTCGGGTCGTGGCCACGAAGTACGCAATCATCCGCTCCACGCACATGCGGGCGCGTGCTGCAACAAAAGTGCTAGAGCTTTTTTCCACACGCAAGCTCGTTGCTGGGTTGGAAGGAAGCCACGGTGCCAAGGTGCTCGCAGTACGCGACTACGACGGCATTGTTACGCGTTTCGTGGACGACAGCCCAATCGACGCGGACAAGACGTACTACTACCACGTAGCCTTCGCCACCAAAGTCGTACCCTCGTTGCCCGATACGCCCGGTGACCCCACGACTTCCAACGTAACGCGTGTGGCATCCTCCGACGTATACGACTTCGGATTCGACCTGCTTTCTGGCGGGCAGGCGTACCGAAAGCCATCCAGGGCCACGGACTACGGAGCATCGGCGCTCGGAACTGCCCCAGATTGGAGGAGAACTCCGAGCGCAGCGAACCTGATCCCCGGGCTGGACAGGTACCTTGGCCTCGTGCAGGAGTACCTCAGATCCTTGCAGAGCGCATCAAACAACATCGCGGCGCAAAACCAGAGCACGGTGGACCTGCTAACCAGACAGATCGACCGATACGCGGCTTTCAGCGCCGAGTTCGAGCGTCGCCTCCAGTCTTTGAACTCAGTGTTCGAAACGCCAGTCGCGGGCAGCTACGCGACTTTCAGGTCGGGCAGCGGGCCTGTCAGTGCGTTCCTATCGGATTTGGTCAACGCTTTCGAGGACACCTCCGACGACAATCGGCCGCCTTTCGACAACGGAGACGAGTTCACCACGGGAGCGATCGTCCTGGCCGTCGGACCGGACGCCCTCCCCATCCAGGCCGCCTTTTCCCTGCTTCTGTCAATTTTCACGCCGCAAAATTCAGAAGACCCGGCACTGGAGGGCATCCGGTCCGTAGAAGGAGAACTCGACGCGCTGGAGACTCAATTGGCCGCCGAACTCACCAATGCTACTGTGCCCTCACTCACCTTCAACTCGGACATGAGCCCCAGGGAACCTGGGGCCGGAGACGCGAGCTGCGACTAATGCCAATCTACGACTACCGCTGCCCCTCGGGACACGTACACGAACACCGTTGCCGCATTGCAGACCGCCCCGCTGAGCGCCCGTGCCCAGACTGTGGCGCCTCAAGCGTGCAGGCAATCATCGCAGCACCTGCTCTGCCAACGACGATCGTGGTGGACTACCCCGGGTCCAAGAAGCACAAAGCCGGGTATCGCCACTCGCACGGCGACTACAAGGGCACTGCCGGAAAAATCCAGGTCGGATACGGCGGAAAGATCGCGACCCACGACGAGCCAGCCCCGGCAAAAGAAGAGGGGATCTGGCACAACCCTCTGGAGTAATCAGGAGGGCTGAGACGGGGGTGCCGAAGATGTGGGGTCGGGGGCCGTGCTTCCTGGCGGCCCCTGGGTGAACAGGGCGAACACGAAACACAGCAGACGATGGATCTTCCGCTCGGTATCGTCGCTCACGGGGAGCCCGCAGAGATGCGAGGTAAAGGCGAGCCACAGCGCGAGCTTGGCACCAAAGGAGAGCTCTCCTCCAGTGTGCCCGTCGTACGCTGACATGGCGTACACCGCATCTGACTGGCCGTACAGCACCCGGATCAACAGAAAGGCATCGGCCGGGGCAAGGCCCTTGGCTTCGGCGTCCGCTTGGGTGATGCCCCCTTCCGGGGCGTAGCTCAGAGTTTGGAGAGCAACCGCGTGTTTCGTAACTGACTCACTCATACCAAAAGCCTACCATTAACTGCCATGCCCAAGTACACCTTTGTCGCCAACCAGTACGTCCAGCTCGGCTCCGAGACCAAGCCAGCTGCGATCCCCATGACCTTCACGGTCGAGTACGCCGAAAAGGCAATCAGCGACTACGTCTGGACCACCGCACAAACCAACGCGGCGGTGGCCCAGGGCTCCGTGGACAAGCCTCGTGTGGTCGTCATCGAGGTGACCGAAGGCACCATCGAAGTGGCGAACAACAACACTGGGGACGGGGCCATCACCTTGTCCGCCAATGCGACGCCGCAAGCTGGGGACCCGCCCGCGACCCTGGTCATGTTCACCTTCTCCCCGGCGACGGCGCAGTACTACGTGACGACGACAGGGCCCGCGAAGGCGAAGTTCTCGTTCTTCGGCTAAGCTGCGTCTCGGCGGTTGTAACAAGCGCGACAAAGCGGGGCATAAAGCGCTGCGCTGCCGAGCTCGATCTGCGCGCTGGTACCCCCGAGTTTGCGCGTCAACGACGCGCCCTCGGACCGGCAGTCGGCACAGACGGCGGTCAAGATACGGACCTCATCGGCCATGGCCAAGAGCTGGGGCATTGGGCCGAACGGGCGCTGGAGATAATCCTGGCTCAGGCCCCCGATCACGACGTGCCGTGGCTTTTTAAGGATGGTCCGCACCTGATCCACCACGTCTTGGGGGAGGAACTGCGCCTCGTCGATCAGCACGAGCGCCTGCTCATAGCGGATCCTGGAGGCTAGGGCGTGGACGTTCTCGGCTGAGATCGTCCAGGCGCCCATTCCGTACTCGGACAAGTCCAGTCCATCATGGGATCGAACCACTCCGACGCCGTGGCGGTCATCCAGTGCAGGGACAAACACCTGCACGGGGAGCTCCGCGATCTTCGCGCGCCTGGCATGCCAAAGCAGAATGCCCGTCTTGCCAGAGAACATGGGACCGGTAATAACGGTGAGCTTGGCGGACATCAGCGACTCACGGCGTCCGGGGGGACGGTTGTTGGGTCTGAAGAGGTCTGTCGCCGAGTTTGATAAGCCTCGCGGAGAAGATTCAGGCCGTAACCTGTCGCGGCCAGACCGGCAGCGCCTCCAAGTACACCGCCAGTAAATGCCAAAGGTTTGGCCCGGGCGTACTCAGCCAATTCACGGGGTGAAAAGCGCTGATAGCCGATGTGCCCTTTAATATATTTGGGGTTAACCGGAACATCCAGATTTACAGTGCTCTTCAAATGATCGTACGCAGCGCCCTGGCCAAGCCCGTTCTTGTTCAAGAACTCTAGGCGGGAACCCAGTGCTTCAGGATTAGGCCGCAGGTGCTCTTGAATTTCTCTTCGCCAAGTGGGCAATGCCACTTCTAGAACTGGCGCGGAGCTGAACGGGTTGTTCTTACCTATGGCCCAATCATAAAGTCTCTGCGTGGGGTTACGGCGATAGGACCCATCACGTAAGCCCTTAGCCTGAAGGGCGTACCCCCTAGCCATATCCTTCTCGGGCGTCAAATACACCAATTTCTTGGCTGCTTCGCGAAGGTGGTTAGGTATTTGATCGATAATGGATGGACCCGAGACCTGGGCAGTAGGAAGAATTCCACGCTTATAGATACTGTCCAAAGCTTCGCGCGTTGTCCCATGGTACAACGTCTTACGCCCAGTGATATAGGGGGCAGCCTTGCTCAACGCGGCGCCCCCTGCAAGCGTGGACGCTGCGCCCGCAAGGGCACGAGTTTGGGGATCCCTGAGGTCTGTGCTGATGTGGTGAGGGCCGCCTTGCGGCTCGGGCTGTGAAGCTACCTTGGATGTCTCCCCCTCGACGTTGCTAAACGAGGGTTCGGGATTCGGACTCCTAGGATCTAACTTCAAATGATCCAAGATGGCGGCCTGAACCGACGCCCGACCCGGAGTCTCGGGCCCAAGGCGCTCGTGCGCAAACCCAAACTTCGCCAATGTGTTTATTGCTGCACGTTCACGGTAATAAGAAAGTTTCACGGCTCTTCATCCTCTCCTGCGTACTTCGTCACCAGGGTCGCAAACCTCGCATCCGAGCTTGCGATATGTCGGAGCATCGCGCTGGCCCTAAGCATAAAGCTCAGAGACTGCTTGTACGCACCTTCCAGATATGCCGTCTGAGCCGAACCAATCTCTGCCGACACTCGCAGAAACAAGGAGGAGAGAGCTTCACCCTCCAGATCGTCGAGGCGCAGATGTTGGTATTCGGCGACCAGGTCATCGAACGACATCAGCACCTCCAACGCAGCAACCCCAGCATCGGCCTTGGACGGCTGCGCTGCTGGCTCAGGAGCCGGCTCAGCTGCCTTTGCCGCCGATTTAAAGCACGGGCACTGCGCAGAGAGGGGCGTCAGAGAGAATGCTGGCAACAGGATATGCGCCTTGCAGCGCTCACAGACTCCAAGGTGAAGATGCGTGTGAATCACTGTGTAATGATAGCCGGGGTATCACTCCACGGCTAATCAGAGGTGGTGACGGTGGCGCCGATGATGTACGGGCTGCGTAGGGGACGCGCCCATACCTCCGCCGTACATCATCTGTTGTTGCATGGCCAACATCTGAGGCTGCGTGGAATGCAACGCGGGAAACTTCATTGCGTTGGCCGCGTATTCGCGGCTGTTCTCTTCTTCCTTGGAAGACTGATACGCCTGAAACGCTGCTGACAAGTTCGGAAACAACGAGCTCATGACGTACTCAGCGGCGAATTTGCGAAGGCCCGCAAACTTGCGTTGTTCCGGGTGTAGCGACCCTACGACTTGACTCACGGCTGCGGGGGAAAGCCCGTAGGTCTCCACCAGGTCCTGTACGCGATCCTCGAAGTCCATCACTGTGCCATTCCTTCCCGGAGTAGAGGCGCCATCGTGTTCTCCGTGCCAGCGTCTAGGGTTTTGGAGTCGTGGTCGCGCAAGGCCTTACTGATCGAGTCCCTTACAGAAATTTGCTCCCAATCGGAGTTTCGCGACACGTCGAGCTCGGCTGTTTTATAGCGAGCCTTCTTTGAAGGACGAAACCTCGCGACGACCGACAGGAGCTCTTTCACGTCGTGAAAAACACGACGGGCCCAGATCTCCTCACCGTAGAGTTGGTAGATGATCTCTCGCTCTCGATCCGTGACGCCGATCAAGAACTTCGTCTCGTCCAGAACTGGTCCGTCGGGGCTGGGCTTGAGCTTCTGGAACGCCTCCAGGTGTCCCTTGGGGTCATCACCTACGAAGGCGTCCAGGCCCTCCCCATCTTCGCCCTTAAGGCCAGGAAAGTAGCCGTAGTCGCACGGGTACACGAATACCTTCTCGCGGCCGTCTGGGAGTGGCCACTTCTTCACGTACCCCTTCGGGCGATCGATCAAAAACTTGACGCCCGCGAAGTACTTAGCGCTGTGGCGCTCAGCTGTCTTGATCCGGTATAGCTGCAACATGCTCGAATCCTATCAGCCGCTGTGATTTCGCGACACCATGGCGTAGCCTGAGCCAATACCGCCGTATGCCCGCGACATGTTGATCTGGATCTTGACCCGCTGGGCTGTGTCCAAAAACAGCTGGCGCATACGCTCAGCGGCTTGCAAGTACAGCTGGTGTTTGTCGTCGATCCCAATCGGGGCGGTGTCGCCGTCCTGAAGCGTGGACTGGTTGCGCAACTGCCGCATCGCTTCGGAGTTGAGGAGGTGCGCGGCGGCTCCGTACAGCATCAGTACCGCTGGAACTGTGGCCTCCGTGAAGATGCCGATGATCGGCGGAAGCGTCGTAAACCAGCTCGCCGTAAATCGAATCGCGGAACGAATGTCCTCGTCCGAAAACTCGACGCCGTCCAGCAAGATGTTGATGACACCCGTACCGGGCACCACGCCGGGGACATCTCGCATGAACTGCCGGATGTCAGCGATGGTGGTCGTAGCGTTGGCCGTAGGCGTACCAATGACTGGCATTCTACAAGCATAGCTCAGAGGCCGTAGCGGCGCAGCGTGTCCTGGATCGCGGCGGTCTTGACCTGCCGGCTTAGCAGGACGTTGAAGAGCTGCCGCGTAGCAGATCCCTGGGGGAATGACTCCATGATCTGGCGCAGCTTGGCTTGGTCCGCGCCAGGCTTTCCAACCATACCCATGAAATCTGCCGCCCGACGGGCTGCCTGAGGGTCACGAAGCTCACTGGACCCGACGACGGTATCCCAAACCCTTCGGAGAGGCTCCGAGTGGCGCGTGGAGTCATACGCCGAATACAGAAAGTCGTTGGTGTTGCGGTCGGGCCGCGTGGGTGGAGGCACCCAGTGGTCACCGTACCCGCTTCCTGAAGCACTTGCCTTACGCGCATTTTCTTTCCATTCATCCCAACGCCTACGTGATTGCTCTCTCCACTCATGCGCGCTACGCCGAGCGTCTTCCGCCCATTGCTCGGCCCGGCGCTTCGCCTCGGCGTCCCACTGACGGTCATGACCAGCATGCGCCGCGTCCTCGGCGGCCCAGCGCATCTCGCGCAGGCCGTCCATCACGTCTTGGTGATACCCCAGACCGGCGCCTGCAAGACCTCCGGCGACGGTTCCACCAAGGGCGCTACGGACTAGGATTTTACGGGCACGTTCCTGCCGCTCACGAGCCGGAACGCGTCGATCATTCGTGGCACCAAGATAGAGGGCGCCCCCGTAGGTGCCAGCAGTAAGGCCCACTAGTGCGCCAGGGAGCACGTTCCCAAGGGTGTTACTTTTGAGCGCTCTCTGCCAATCCAACGCCTGCTTGTACAGCTGCGGGGCCGCTGCAGGTTGCAGTTTGGCAGGATGCGCCACAGGCTTGGGCCCGAGGGCTGTAACAGGGGGTGAGGCTGCGCTGTTATCGTTGAAGTCGGTCACGATCCGTAAGGATAGCCGCTCACCTTACGTGCATCAAAGCGAACCACTCCAGAAAGACCCGGACCCGACGTCAAGACGCGCAGCGCTTGGTACGGATGGAGGTACAGGTTGTTGTCTGAGTACGCGATATCGGGGCGCGCGGCGGTGATGCCTTCCCAGACGTAGTTTGGGATTGCCTCGCCGCTGACAGGTTCGAGATTGGCGTTCAGGTTTACGCGTTCAACCGTCACCGTGTACGTGCCGCTCGCCAGTACGAACTTGGCCTCGAACTGACGAATCGCGATCGTCTGCGTCTGCTCGAAGTAGAAGAAACCCCCGCTCACGTTGGCTGGAAGCTGATAGCGCACCACTTCCGAGCCCGGGCCCGAGATCAAAGCGTCGACTCCGAGGGCGTCATTCGTAATGGCCTGCGCGGCCATGGCAGCCACGAGCCCGTTACCCGTACCGCCGTAGGTCGCGACGATACCAGTGGCCGTCCGATTGATGGCGTCGGCCACCTCAGCGGCGGTCGCGAGGAGCCCCAACGAGATAGACCGGCGCAACGTAACCTGAATGAGCGCCCCGGTCTGCTGTACGGTGGTCGCCGGAACCTCAATGCCCGCGCCTGCGTCTACAAACTGAATGAGGTAGCTGTTCGATGCGACGCCGTACAGTCGTGCGGAGATGCGAACGACTGCGTTCGGGTCGGCGTTCGCGACATGCCCCTTTGCGCGCCCATACTCCGAACCATTAAAGACGCCAGTCCCGGAGACAGACTGCTGCGCCATGAACGTATTGCCAAGGGCGATCGGGTACATGCCAAAGTTTAGGTGCCCGGCGGCTCCTTGATGGAGGGAAAGGACGGCGTTGACTCGTGCTGGGGCTTCAGAGCTGGCACGGACATGAGCATCGCTCCCTCCAACTTCGCCATGCGCTGGAGGAGCTGGGACTTGAGCAGCCCGTCCTCTTTGACGAAGGTGGCGATTTTCATGAGGTCTTCACGTAGCGCTTGAACCGCCACATTGATGACCTTGGTGAACTCCTGAGAAATAAGCCCGTCGCTGCGCTTGATCTCGTTGTCGATCTTCGAGTGAATGATCTTGTCGAGGGCGTCTTTCACGACCGGCATGTGGAGCGAAGTCTCCAACTCGCCGAGTCGCGCGTCGCGCTGAGGCTTGTCGTCCGCGTACTTCTTGATCTCCTCGACGATCATCGGCGTGATCTTGGACACCCAGAAGCCACGCAAGATCAGCGTGAGGATGGTGCCAGTCCCTAGGGCCGACGCAATCGCGGTGATGAGATGCGTGGTAAGGTCCACTTGCGCCAGGAGAAAAAGACAGGAGTGGGGCATCAATAACCTCTAGGGGTTAAGATAGGACGCCGCGTGCCCGTACCATCCAGCTCCTATCCCGCAGAGAAAAAGCAGCAGGTACAGGATGGGCTTCAGTACTTTTTTCACGCCGTGAAATAGGTCATCCATTACTGGCGGCCCCGCCTGAGTCGGCATGTTCGATAGGGTTACCACCGCGATCCAACACCGTCCCAATGGGGTGAGGACCGCCCTCGTGGAGCACGAAGGTCTGGGTGCGGACATCCAGGCCGTAGATCCCGGCCGCGCGCTCCATTTCCTGGCGCTTTTGAGCGACCTGGCTCTCCAGCAAAAGAATCTCGGCGTGCAGAGCGCGCAGGTGATAGACAGCTTGCAGAGGGATTTGCATCCCATGAGCATGCCCAGCTTAGCTAGCAGCCGTCAAGTTCGAGGAGGCCGTACAGCAGGCATCTGGACGGACATGGGTCGCTGCTCCCGGCCCGCCGCGTAGTCCTCGGCGCGCCATCCCACGAACAGCTTCGCCAACTTGGCCGTGGCGCCAAGTGGCAGAGGACCGAGAACCTCGACGACCTCGGCAATGCGGCGGGCCACGGTAGGGGTCAACACCGGCTGCGTATCATCGGCGCTCATGTTTGAACCGACTCGCGAGCGCGGGCATCCCACCCCGCGTACACCACACCTTCCACGCTCACGCGCTCGCAATGCTGAGAGTAGCCCCTGTGCTGACAGGCCTCGCACCCGACGCCGCCGCAGGCCCCGCAAGCGTCTACCGACGTGCAGAGCTCTGGCGTACCGTCGGCGCGCTTACGCGCTGCATAGGGGTTCGTGGGCGTAACCGGACACGTGCATTCATCGACCATGTGATCACCTTACACCCAAAAGTCGCGGACGGTGCAACCGCCACGAATGATTTGACTCGCGGTAGCAGTACCTACCGGCATTTTGAGGATGATCTGGAGAAACTGTCCGCTCTCGACGAAAAAGGGGGCGAACGTGATATCCACCTGCTTGTTCGCAGGTCCACCAATAGGCGTACCGACTGGGATAGACTGTGCGCCACAGAAAACACGATACTGGTTATTCGCGAGCGACGCGGCGGTACCGCGACCAATACCCCACTGGAGCATCGTCGGAGTCGTCGCCGATGCGGCGCCCATGACCCAGGCATCCACGAACAATCCGCTCACGCACAGGCGCTTGCCCGTGGGCACGGGGTAGGCAAAAAGAACGTAATCGGTCTCGGCGCCGGCCACGGCAGCAAACTGCCACTGACCGCCACGAGTGGCGTACCCGGCGACCGTGTTGCTGAGGGTGGCGCTAGCGGGGGCCGCCGAGTTCGCGTAATTGGCAGTCGAGGCCACTGCGCCAGAAGGCACCGCGTGCGCAGTGTGCGCAAGCATAGCGCTCATCGTCGGCAGATCGACCTTCATAACCGAATCGCCGAGCATCACGGTCGACGGGCCTACGGCCACCCCGGGCGGGGAACCTGCGTAACCCGCGCCCGTAAACACTCGATCGAAGATCGGTAGCGCTACTTGATTGTACTCCGAAAACTGAGCCGAGCCGTACATCAATACGGTATCAATTACCGGCACGGGCTCCGAGGTGGCGCCAGCATCGTGCTCCCGCAAAATGAGCTGAGAACGGTCATCGCGAATGACCAGGTCCAGCACGTACACCTTGGTGACGGATAGGCCCAGGTCTGTAAAGTTGCCCAGGTCTTTTGCTACTTCTGTGCCGTTGTAGGCGGAGACCAGAGCCACCAGTCCCGTGGTGCCAATTCGGAGGTAGACGCCATCCGTGATCGCGGCGGTGGTTGCCGGTACGCCGAAGCCGGACTCGGCCTGGGCACCTGCGTACCACGCCAGACGGATAGGCTTACGCAGGCGAAGTGGCGCGCCATTCACGCGCTTGAAGCGCGCTACGCTCGTGATGTTCGCGTGTGCGCTGGAGGCCGAAGAATTACCGCTGTTCAACGTAATGACGCGCCCAGCCTGTGCCACTGCAAACGTGGTCACGGCGGACGTCCACATCGCAGTGTTCAGAGCCGCGCCATCTACGGCGTCATGGAACACGGCCGACCAGCTATCGGTGCTAAGAGCGCCTGTGGCGTCCACCACGATGGAGCGGGCAAGCCCGTCGTTCTCACCAATGACAGGAAAACCCTTTCCCGGGTGCGCCTGGTGATCGTTGACGATGACCGGGTTTCCGGCGCCGTCGTACAAGATGACTCGTGCGGCGCCCGTGGAACCGGGTCCACTATTTTCAATGCCGAGGCGTTTGCCCGTTACTGGGTCGATCAGGTCGATTGCCACTGATACCTCACAGGACTGAATAGTAGACGTTCCAAGCGCCTGTCATCAGGTCCCCGCGCCCATGGCGAAGACGCAGCTCAACCTGCGTAGACGAGACGTAGCGAACCCGCACAACGAGATCCTCGATCGCGTGCTCTTCATCACTGTGGTCCGCCGTACCGATACAGGCAATCCAAGCGTGTAGCTGCGTGGACCCAGTGATCGTCACTGGAGTCGTGACGATGCTGACCGCTTCCGTACTCAGAGAGGCGCCAAAATCTAGCGTGACGAGCGTGACAGTAGGAGCCGGTCCCGGGACACCTTGCGGCCCTTGGGGCCCTGGATCGCCCTGAATCCCTTGAATGCCCTGAAGCCCCTGGATCCCCTGGATCCCCTGGATGCCCTGGATCCCCTGAGGCCCTGGATCTCCTTGGGGACCAGGATCGCCCTGAACACCCTGAATGCCTTGAATGCCCTGAGGTCCTGGGTCACCCTGCGGGCCTGTAAGCCCAATAGGGCCCTGGATGCCCTGGGGACCCGGATCTCCTTGGACACCCTGAGGCCCCGCGATGCCCTGAATACCCTGGATGCCCTGGGGGCCAGGATCACCCTGCGGACCCGGATCGCCTTGGACACCCTGAGGCCCTGGATCGCCTTGAATGCCTTGAAGCCCCTGGGCCCCAGGCGGGCCTTGAAGCCCCGTGGCTCCTTGGGGTCCCGAAATACCTTGGGGACCCTGCGGACCCTCAGGGCCTTCGGCACCCACGGCCCCTGGCAAGCCTTGTGGGCCAGGCGGGCCTACGGGGCCTACAACCCCCTGGGGTCCCTGGGGGCCCATGATCCCCTGAGGCCCCTGGGGTCCCCGCTCGGCCGTCTCAACTTCCACCAACTGAGGGGTGGTCTCAACGACGACTACCGTCTCACCGTCTTCTTCGACCTCAACGATCGAAGTGACCAGCTCTTCTACGACGATCGTCACAGGACACCCGCCTCAATCAGCTCAAACTGATACGTAGCCAACACGGTCGTGTTGCCGCCGATCTTATAGCTGATCGCGTACGTGTAGACACCAGGCTCCCAACTCAGGGATACGCTCGCAGGAACCAGCACCTCGATCTTACCTAGGAGCGGGGTCACAAAAACCTCGACACCCGGCATACGAGTTCCAGCCGCGTTAAGGAGCGGGGCCTCCACCGCGTAGCCTGTCAGGTTGACCGCCACGTTCTCGGAAGTCTTACGGTACGAAACAAAGCTCAGCGTTGCGCCGCGAACTCGCTGGCCGTGGTCGTGAACAGGTACGGGACGTACAGGCATGGTTTCTTCTCACTACACGTAAAAACGTCAGTTTTGGGCGCTATTTACTGGCATGCTCATGAGTGTTCACGCCGTGAAAATACGCCGGCGATACGGGTCACGGCTTATCCTGGGGGTCGTGACGGACTCCCTCAGACTCTTTCGCAGCGCGCAGGCGAGGGGGTGTCGGCAGAGGGTGAACGGGCTCACAGGTCCTCGTCCTCTCTCGTGAGCGTGACGCCATCTGGCAGGTCGTCGCTCACGCGCTCGGCCTGCGTGGCCGTGAGGTGCCGCAGAACGCGCGGCTTGATTCGCAGGGCGAACCGCCCGTCGCTCAGCCGCGCGATGAACGC